GATAAATAAGCTATTAGCGATACAATCAAATTTGAAGCATTTTTTCGTTGTGATTCCGTTGGGGTTCGAACCCAAGACCCACAGCTTAGAAGGCTGTTGCTCTAATCCAACTGAGCTACTGAAACAGAGAGAGTTATAGTATTTAAAGGATGAAAATATTGCAGAATTAATTCAATAGATATAAATTATTGCAGTTAATGACATAAAATGACAATCATAAGTTAACATTGCTATGGCTACAATCACATATAAAATAGAAGAACCTAAAAAAGATAAAACAAGGAAAGTTTCAATAACACTATCTCATAAAGGAATAAGAAAAAGGATTCATACAAATATTATTATAAAGGAGTGTGACCTAACAAAACAAGGAAAGATAAAGTCTGATAGTCTTAAAAGAAATATTGAAGATACTATAAATACTTTAAAGAATAGATTGTATGAAATAGAGACTAGCTTGGGAAATAAAGATGCAGATATTGAATGGATATATTCTCAATTAACAGGTAATGTCAAGACACTGGACTTTTTTGAATATACAAGAAAGTGGGTTGAGAAATCAAATAATAAAGGAAAAGGCAACTATTCTATTATGCTTAATTCCTTATACAGATTTCTAAAAAGTGATACACTATCATTCTCTGATATTAATTATAATCTTCTCAACAACTATAAGAACTATCTTACTGGACATCCAAGAGCACAGTCTTTATACTTAGGTTGTATGCGTCATATATTCAATGAGGCTATAAGAGAATACAATATGGATGATAACAAGGTAATAACCAATAATCCATTTAATAGCTTTATCATTCCTAAGAGTGCATCAATGACAAAGAATAGAATTATCAGTGATGATAACCTAATTAAACTATTTAACTTTCATGGGACAAGAAGAGTTGGAATGGCAAGGGATTGCTATATTTTGTCATTCTGTCTTATAGGTATGAACTCTATTGATCTATATGAATGCATATCATATAGCAATGGTGTACTTGCTTATGACAGAGCAAAGACAAGAGATAGAAGAATAGATAATGCACATATTGAAATAGCAGTACCCAATATAATAAAACCTCTTTTTGATAAATATAAAGGAGACTCAAGAGTGTTTAACTTCTATAAGAAGTATAGCAATGCAGCTAATTTCAACAAACATATAAATAAAGGACTGCATATAATTGCAGACACCTTGGGTATTCCCCATTTTGACTTTTATTCTGCCAGACATACATGGGCATCAATAGCAAGAAACAGACTTGGTATAGATAAGTATACTATACATGAAGCATTGAACCATGTATCAGATATGAGTATTACTGACATCTATATACAAAAGGACTATACCAATATCAATAAAGCCAATGAAAAGGTTATTGCTTATATAGAGAAACTTATCTATCATAAATCCAAATAGACTTTGATAAAACAAAAACTCCCTCTGTCCGCTGACAGGGGGAGAACCAACCTAACAATTAAAAAATAATAAAAAAGCAAATAGAATACTACTTACTTAACAATCTCAATGTATCTGTTATCCTGACTTTCTATATAAGGATTCTTCTCAACTACATTCACATGTAGAACAGTGTGTTTCTTTTGAAACCATCTGAATAAGAAGAACCTCTTTGGGGGATTAACTGTTTCCTTCTTAGTTGATACTATCACAGTTTTCACACTCTTGAATTTTGGTGTGACAGTTACAGATGAAGGGTATTTTAAACCCACCCTCACTGAATACCATTCATCTGACAACAGAGTATCAATGTTAATCCCCTTGTTTTTAAAAACAGTGTCTTTCAAAATTATAGTATCAGATTTTATGAAGTTAGAAGATATGTGCTGCAAGCTCTTTAGCTTGGAGTCTTTTATCTTCAGTTCCTTTCTTGTATTATCAAGCTCTTGGAAGATGGAGTCATTGGAATGCTTCAACTGAGCAATAGTCAATTGGAATGCTATACTATTGTCCTTAGAATCACTGAACATATTCTCGTAGGACTTTACATTAGTAATAGCTTCTTTCCATCTATTCTCCGTTTTGACCTTACTTTTAAGTATAAAACATAGAGCAATTATTGTTACCATCATTAATACAATACTTCCAATGCAAACATATTTCTTTAACTTTTTCATTCTGTTTTCTTTAAGTACTGCAAAGATATAATCAATAGACTTACATGACAATAACCTAATAATACCATTTATATCATGTTAATATATTCATTTAACTACTTTCATAGAGAAACATATAATAGTACCTTTGTGTTATAACTAATACATATATAATATGAGGATATTGATAGATAGAAAATGGAAGAAAGAGGATTATACTATTGGTAAGTTATATGTTGATGGTGTATTCTTCTCAAATACTTTGGAAGATAGAGATAGAGGTTTAACAAGTACTATGTCTATTGAGGAGATTAAGAAAAAGAAGAAAGCTGGAGATACCGCAATACCTACTGGAACTTATAAGGTAAGAATGGATATTCCTAGCCCAAGATTCAGCAAAAGTAATTGGTATATAAAAAACTGTAATGGAGCAAAGATGCCTAGACTTAAAGATGTTCCTGGATATGATGGTGTACTTGTCCATTGTGGAAATACAGCTAAAGACACAGAAGGTTGTATACTTGTTGGAAAGAATGATATAAAAGGAATGGTCACAAAGTCAAAAGATTATTTCTTGAAGCTATATAATATAATGTATACTGCATACAAGAAAGATGAGAGCATTGAAATAACAATAAAATAAAGATTACTATGAAAAGAATAAAGTCAGTTCTGAAATACATTTGGCAGTTGCCTCAGAACATTATTGCTCTAATTTATTTGAGCTATTTGATAGTAGAGAATCAGATTCCTGCAATAACAAAATATAAAGAAATAAAGGTTTATACAAAGTATTCTTCAGGAAGTGTAACACTTGGAAATTACATATTCATTTCTCCAAAAGCAACTGAGAATACTATAAAACATGAGTATGGACATACAAGGCAGAGTTTGTATCTCGGACCACTATACCTTATTATAATAGGTATTCCAAGTATATTGTGGGCAATGATACACAAAACAATAGCTCCAGACAAACTATACAGTTGGTTTTACACAGAAGCTTGGGCAGATAAATTAGGTGATGTAAAATAATAGTCATACATTTAAAGATTTATAATTAATTAAATAAGAGGAAGCTGTGATAGCCTCCTCTTATTTTATTTTATACATATTCTTTTAAATCTATACTACTATTCATTAAAGTAAACAGAGTAAAAGCATAACCATTGGAACTATAATCTCCTATTATATTAAGAGCATATCTAAGACATTTCTTCTTAGTAGCACGACAATGATTCTTTTTATACTTATTGACTAAAAATATTATATCTCCTAATGTTGCCTCAGACACATTATAATAAACCATTGCTTCAGAAGATCTTTCTATTTCTGAGGGACCCCATCTATTGTCTATAGCTGCAATGGCAAGTCTTTCAGTAAAGTGCCTACCATGCTTTGAGATATATACTTCCAATCCTTTCATTTCTTATAGATGTATTTGTTACTAATGCTCTGTTGCAAAGTTACTTATAATACTTTTAACAACAAAATAGTATTTAATAAAATGTGTAGATATAGATATGGATAACGATGAAAAATGAAGTGTGTGTATAAAGAGGGAAGATAATATAACACACCACCCCCACTATATCTTGGAGTGGGATATACCCCCTGGAGTATTTCATTCCATGATGATTTGAGGGTGAAGAATAGTAACCTTCCATTTGTCAGTTTGTTCAATGGCAAATATTCATCTGCACACATGCCTCTGGAGAAAGCATCCGAGGAATTAAAGGCATAGCACTAATGAAGTCCTGCTATGAGGCATATCTATGGCACAGTCAAACAAAATCAAGAACAGCTGGTCACTTCTCTCGTTTGCAAGAGAGTTTGGTCCTAAGATGCAGGTTGGTGAGTTTGTAAACTCAGAATCTGGTGACAAATTCAAGAGCTGCATCTTCACAAAGGGTGACACCCGTACCTTTGTTGCATTCAGCAGCAAGCTTGGTGTTCTCTCTCCAAGAGAAATTGCAGCACAGAAGGATGACCTTCAGGTGGTTCTCTGTGAGACAAAGGATGGTGATGACATGTATTCACTTTGTCATCAGGGTCAGAACTCTTGGGAAGATGTTGACCTTGGACTCTAACAACAATGAAAGGCAGGAGAAATCCTGCTTTTCCTTTTTACCACAACAACAATGAATAAAACTATCCTTTTTTGCATCATATCAATGATAATTGGTATGGTTGCAGGCTTTGTGGTATGCCAAAATACTAACAATACAAGAGTTAACAGTCTTCTTAGTGCTTATAACTCATACAACAAAGCTACAGAAGATTTGCTTGATACTCTTGATAATAAATATGACTGGGTAGATGCTTTTGATCCACAAGACTATTATGAGTCAAGAGCTAAATTAGACAGTATTCAATGTGAAAGTACACTTTCCTATTTTATAAATAAGCTTTATCAATAACTAAATCCTTTGCAACTATGAGAAAGAAAATCAACCGTAATGCTGTATGCTCAAGTGATAACTATGAAGCCAGCAAGAGAGTTCACCTTAATATGCTTGAAGAAAGACATTCTCACTTCAACAACATGATAATAAGTGGAGAGATAAGTATTGATGTACCTATCTTCAAGGACAATACTATCACTCCAAAGTACAAGACAATCAAAATCTTTGGAAGAAACATCAAGGTCTCTATTGATGAGTATAATACTCACTGCAAAGCTCTTGGACTGTAATCACTAAACATAGGCTGCTTGGTACATCACCTTGCAGCTTTTTTTCTTATTAAAAACATCAATTATGAAAGCAATCATATTCTACATTACATTTATCCTTTCTACATTACTTCTTTGTTGTACAGAATTATCCTTTACTTGGTTAGTTTTTGTAGCACTTGATATAACTTTAATCACATGGTGCTACAATAATATCACCTTTAGAGAGTTTATTAAGTATAGTGGTTATTCAACTTGGTATAAATTTTTAAGGTCTTAAGTCTTAGACAGAATAAAAGCTAACCCTATTGGGCTAGCTTTTTATTTCAATCATTAGTCTTTAGCTTATACTACAGTTTTTACAATAATATATGCAAACCTATAAAGATGTACAATCAGTATTTTTCAGTCACTCCAATTCCTCAAACTAAGTGAGAAAAGTAGTTTAGCTCTAAACAGAGGCTCAGCTTACACAACATAAATCCCACTACTATTATCTTTCACTGGTCAGAGGGAACATTCCTCTTCAAATATACTTAGGTTAATAAGCTAAGGGGAACACATCACAGTTAGTCTTTTATAGTAAATATCATTAAACACAATAGTATTTGTTAGTATTATTCTTTGCTAAATATTGAGTAACTTCTATAGTATTTGTATACCTCATTCTTTAGTACTTAATTACTCATATCTACCCTACTTATCTATGCTTATCTACACTAAATGTTGTTTCATTCTGTACAATATATTGCTTCACTAAACCCTATAGAACTAATCCACTCTACCCTATTTGTTGAAAATCTGTTACTATTATATAGTAATATATGCTGAGTTTTTATATTACCAAATTATTTAACATATTTAACTATATTAGCAGCGTATTTTTATTACACTAGTACTTTCTGTTCAACACTTTAGCATTTAACATCTCAATACTTTAGCATTTATTGAAACAGAAGTATATGATTTATTGATTAATAGATTAGTATTTGTTTATTTAATTTTATAGTATTCTTCTTCACAATATCTTATTACTTATTGATGAATAGAATACTATTCATTACATCAACAATACCTATAGTAAAGGTCAATGAAATTGTATTCAACAAACTTCTTATACATAGATTATGTATATCAAATCTCATATCTTTTCTTTCTTTATATATTTCTTTCTTTTCTGTAAGTTCTGTAAGAAAAGAAGTTTTATAGCTTTATAAGATTTTAAGGGACACATCACCACTCCTATATCTTGAGGGGATATAGAGGATTCTCAGAATATCTGCCTTCTAATAGTTTTATAATTCCAATAGGGTTGACTGTCCTTGAGGAATAATATTATATTGCAGTCAGTTAGTCATTGTCTACAAATGATAGTGCCTCTGAGATGAGGAAGTATAATGTCTACCAATAATGGTTCAGTTTTGAAAGGTATCAAGGATTCATGGTCTCTTATTGACTTTGCTAAGTCTCATGGTAAAATGCAGGTTGGAGAATTTGTCAACCAAGAGTCAGGAGAAATGTTCAAGTCTTGTATCTTCACTAATCCAAGTGACAACACAAGAACCTTTGTTGCTTTCTCTTCTAAACTTGGTGTACTCTCACCTAAGGAGATTGCAGAGAAAAAGGATGAACTACAGGTTGTTGAACTTGATAGTGGTAACTTCTCACTTTGTAATGCTGGTGCTAATGCTTGGCAGGATGTCAATTTAGGCATCTAATTGCACAGTAGAATTGTGTGTGCAATAAGTTTGTAAGTAATTGTGTTATAGATAGTTAGATGTTAGAATTGCTGGTTATTAACCCTCTCTCCAATCAAGAGGTTTTTTAACTGGCAATTCTTTCACACTTTTAAATCCTATAGTATTTTTTACTGCTTTTTAAAAGACAACTATCTATCTTTCAACAACTTATCTAGCTACTTTTTTTGCTAAAACTACTTAGCATTATTACATTTTTCACAACATTTTAATCTAAATATTACAATTATGTTCGACCAAATCACAAACAAAAAAGGAGAAAACCTATACATTCTTACATCTGTGTCTACTAATGACATTAAGCCTTATATCACAGTAGATACTTGGGCAAAATGTAAAGAACAGCTAGAACAAATGATTGTAGAAACAGATAATGATAGGTTCTTTGCTCAACTTATACATAAAGAAGTTGATGAAAAGTACTTTACAGCAAAAGTATCTATGAGATGTAATAGAAAAGGTTGGGGCAGTGACTTCTTTAAGTACATAACTATTGAGCCTCTCTATACACAAGCTTGGGAATAACTATCTAATATTACACATTATGACAAAGATTATATATCCAAATATTGTTATTGAAACAATTACAGACAAAGTTACTATAGACAACTATGACAAACAGGACTATGTAGTATTTAATACAAATGGTGATTATTTATTTACTATGTATCATCAATTTATAACTTTGCCAATAGCTGAAGGACTTTGTAGTGGAGACATGAAAAAATGCAATACAGCTATAAGTACTTATCTTAAAAATGAGAAGTATCACACAATTGTTATAAATAACTTTTTAAATGACTTATAATTATGACAACGAAAGCTATAAAGCTTTTAGAAGCTATTCACAAGAAAAATGAGGGAAAGCAAGTGCTTATTCTCACCGATAAGGAGTTTGAAGCATTGTTCAATGATTACTATTTATAGTATGAGAAAGGCAACCATAAAAGACTTAGAACTAGAGTTGTGGCTTAGACAGCGCAACTCTGGCTCTATTATCTGGACAACAAAAGATGGTAAAAACATTCCTATCAAAGATATAAACACCAACCATTTAGTCAATACTTTTAAAATGCTTGCAAAACAAGAAGCGATGGCTGAGTGTTTCAAGGACATAATGGCATGTGATGAAAATGACATACAATAAAATTTAGAAGCTCAGATTAATCATATCCTTAGGATTATATGATCACCCTCTCACAGATAAACCAGTATGTCAAAGCTAACAACATTGACAATAATACTGATATTTTCTCTATACTATCTCAGATGCAGTTGGAGTATAAAGAGAACACTTCTAAACGTGTGGCTAAGAATGTCTCTCCTACTCCATCTGCAATTAAGGTAAAATACTCAACCCAAGACCTCTTGGATTTGTTTAACTCTTAGCATTAATCAACATGGATAAATCAGATCTACAGACAATAATAAGATTTGCTCTACAAAATAACATTATGAACAAATCATTCCTTCAAGTATTCAAGTGGTACAACATACAGAACTCACTTGCATACAATCAGTATAACAGAAATCTTGTAAATATAAACTAATAAAACTCATGCTACAATTAGATTATATACTTAATAATTGGGACAAATCTAACTCACTTCTTGGAGATATGTTTGGACGTAGATTACGTCAATTCCTTACTGTAGAACAAGCAAAATCTATAGATTGGGAAGTTTTAAAGAAATACCATAACCCTATAGAATTTACTAAGCAAAACATTATTAAACAACTTGAAAGTGATGTTGCCTTTGGATTTAAAAAAGCTTTAGAGAAAAACCTCCTAATATCAAAATTAATGTTTGATGTAGTCAAGGAATGGTTGTTTATACTTGAAGACCCTCTTAAAGACTTTGATGATTATTCTATGTACGGACTTCCTTTATTCAAAGCTGTTGCTGTTAAATATGGATTTGATAATCCAATAGAAGAAGATGATGGTTCAAAAGACAAATATGGAAATTAAAATATTTCTAAATTAAGTCAGCCAGGAGACTTAAAAATTCATACTGATGAGACTGGACGAAACACAGAGAGAAACTATATAATTTGAGCGAAATGTATTGAGAATTATATAATGGCTCTGTGTCTGTGAAACAAAGTAACAACAAAAAGCTAGAAATTATGAGAGAATTATTAGACTTTTATGGAAAAGAAATAACAGAGTTCTATCCTTATAGAAGTGCTAGATGCATGCATTGTATGTTTATAGAACTTTCTCCAAGTCAAAAAGAAGATTTAAGAGAATATTTAGGTTCCAAAATGGATAATCATATTACTTGGAAAACAGGTGATTTGTGTTATACCTATTCAGATGGATTTCTTTACATAGGAACATCTATTAAAGTTATGCGTTGGTAATTCTTAAAATTAAAAAAGGCATACTAAATAAATAACTAATTAAAAACCTCGCGATAGTATAATGGTAAATCATATATAACTATGCAGTATTTTTATATCGTAGTGTACACAATTGTTGGTGACGACATGACAATGTGTAAAATAGGTCTTAACCCTCATCAAATAATTGAATGGGGACGAAGAGAAGCAACAAGACATCCAGAACGCACTTATAAGTTGTTTAGACAACCTATAACACGTACTGGATCACTTAGCTTTTATAAGCAATTGCCTCCATTTGAATCAAAAGTATCTTCAATAGAGCCTTTTGATTGGGATGCATTTGAGGCACGTAAAGGTTCTGATTTTGATATTGATGTTACTCAATAACTGTGTGACACCTAAGCATTGTGTATAAACTGCTTATAAACATTATTAATACTTTTAATACTTTAAAAATATGAGTATTCGTAAAACAAAAAAAGCCCTGAAGAATCTTAGAGGTTATATTACTATAAGTGTTTATGACCATGGTTTTTATACAATAAATGATGAAGCTAATATAGTGTATCATAAAAATAGTATAGTTATTGATACAGAAGATTTCTCTGAATATTTTGATTATGTACAAATTAATCATATAATTTATGAATTTAGTAAACCGAAAAAGAAGAAGCATTAAAAATAGTAAGGGAACATAATCTTCAACATAAATATAATAACTGAACACAGGCAACATTGGATAGTTTAATCTGTGTTTAGATTTTTACGTGGATAAATAAAATCATAATACAAGTCCACTTAAATAACAACAAATTTGTATTGTGTAAAAGCTTTCCTCTAATTAGTATTAATTATTAGACCGTACAAAGGACAATATATGAGGATAGTAAGTATATTGAGGTCTTATTATTATTAGTACCGATTTTAGTTATGCTATCAAACTAAATAGGTTGGAATTAGCCCTATTAAATAAAAGCATTGTAGTGAGGTTGTAACTCACATAGGGTTCTAATATTATTAACATTTTAAAATTATGACACATAAAGAACTAGTAGAAGCCATTGCATTAACATCAGGAGGAGTAGGTATAGAACAATATAAAACAACTAATACATCAGACTTTCTTGCATGGTATAGAGTAGATACATCTTTTTGTTCTGAAGAAGGTAAACTAATAGCACAACAAGTAATTGCTTTTCTACAAGCTCAAGACTCACAGGAAGAAGAACATCTTTATGAATATGTAGATGCGTTTGCAGAAGCTTTATCTAAATTAGGAGAACATTAATTTGTTCTCCTTTAGTAAAATAACTTTTAAAAATAGATTTAGTAATATGAGAACAAAAGAGATAAAACAATGTCCTCTAAAAAAAGAAAAATGTTCTTATAGAGTTAGTAGAATGAATACTACATCAGGGTGTTCTCTATATGAAGATGTAAATCTCTGTGCTAAATGCACAAAGCACAGAGAAAAACAAAGTAAGCACACTATAGAAGAGGTTAAGAAATACCATAGATACAGACAGCCTGGATGTAAATTGTAACAACTCAAGAATTATATTACTTTTAATTATTATATTACAAATGAAGAAATACATATTAATATCTCTACTATTCTTTATAGTTAATATTCCTATCATAGGAGAAACAATAACTCATGTCACTCTCACCTATTATCAACCAGTCAAGGCTCAGTGTAATTCTGAGCCACTGGTTACTTCTGATGGTAGTAAGATAAATCTTTGTCATCTAAAGAATAATAAGATAAAGTGGTGTGCAATCTCAAGAGACTTACTCTGGTTATTTCCTAAGAACAAACCTAAAAGAGTATATATTGAAGGCTTTGGTATCTATGAAGTAAAAGATGTCATGAACAAACGTCACAATCATTGTATTGACATTCTCATTCATCCTAAAGATACTAGAAGAGTTAAGTTAGAGAAAGTTAAAGTAAAAATATTAAAATGAGCAAGTATTTTTATACAATAATATTATTGAGTTTATTAATTGGTATATTAATAACAAGTTATCATATGCTTACTAATCCTATATTTCCTATAGAATTTGAATATAAGCATCATGATTACATTTATTTTCCTGGTAAAGGAATCATCCATTCCCCAGAGTGTAAACAATGTACATTAAAAATACAAACAATATGATTATAATAGGAATAATTGCAATACTTATTGGATTTATATTATTTGGTATAGCTTTTATAAAGTCTGATTATGATTTATCTACTACTGGAATTGCATATTTCGGAGGTTTAATTGTAGCATTTGGAATATATCATATAAATAGTTTTAAATCCCCTGAAGCTATAGATGTTTATAGAGGCAAAACAACTCTACAAATAACGTATAAAGGCAATATACCCATAGATACAACAGTAGTTTATAAATAATGATTACATTAGAAAGATCAACTCCTTCTCAAAGAAGTAAAATAAAACTTATTGAGAAATGGATGAATATTAAGTTCAAAGGAAGTGTAACTAGCAAAGCTGACTGTCAATTCTTTATAGATGATTACTATGAAGATGCAGTTTGTTTACAACAAGAATATAATGAACTATGAGTATATTTACATTTTATATAATATGTGTGTTTATTAATTTAATATTGGCCTATATCATATTACGTGATATTCGCAATGAAGATGGATATCTTTCAATGACTGAATTAGCAATAGCAGCATTGGTATGTTCTTTAACTGTATATGGTACAATACTTTTATTATTCGTAATAATTAATAAGTATAGTGATCATAAATTTTTTAAAAAGAAAAAATGAATATACTTATAATTATATATCTAATAGGTGTTATACTTATGGGATGGTTTTGGCTATGTTATGCTTATTGTGAGTATAAATCATATCATCCAATTACACTTGGAGGTATAGGAGCTGCAATATGTATTAGTTTACTCTCCTGGCTTACTATATTAATATTCATAGCTTTTGTTTTACAATGTAATATTACTATTACTCTTTTAAAAAGAAATAAAAAATGAAAGAAGAATATACATCATGGGAGTATTTTAAAGAAGATACTCCTATAAATATCACTAAGAATGTTAAGCTACAACGATGATAGTTATTCAGAATTAATAAAGAAATATACTTTAAAATATCTCATCAAACATATAGATAATATAGATAATGAATACCTAAAAGGTCTTCATTTACTTATAGTTACAGATGATAAATTTAAAGCTAAGTTCTTAACATTATTAAAAGAAACTCAAAAGCAAATTAAATAATTATAAATAATTTTTCATAAAAAATAGGGAGATGCCTACATAGTTGCAAATATGTAGGACAGGTGATAAGGTGAAAAGGTAATGCAAGATAATGTTGTAGGTAAAGACTTTCCATCATTAGCTATATAATGTTTTAGCAAATAAATGATAATGGATAAAGTTAATACATCAAGTAGCCTAAATACGTTCAATTCGTACTTCTCCCTCTCTAATAAATAAATTAAATATTATGGAAACAAAAGAACTCAAAATACAGACACCTGAAGGTTATGAAATTGATAAAGAGAACTCTACATTTGAGTGTATCAGATTTAAGCCTATAAAGAAGAATATTACATACGAAGATGTGTGTAATAAATTATTTGAAAAGAATTCTGGTTACTCTATAAATCAGTATGGAAAAATTGACAATTTCTGTCTTGCGTCACACAGATTTGATGCAAATAATGCACCTGAAGGTCAGCAACTTAAGAGATTGTTAGCATTAAACCAACTTCTTAATATTGCTGAGTATTATAATCGTTTATATCCTAAACAGAACCATACTCAATACTATATTATAAAAAAAGATAAAAACGGGTATGATATAGTAGAATATGAATGGTTGCAATATGTATTAGGTGTAGTTGCACTGTTTAATAGAAAAGAAGATGCTCAAGCAGTAATAGACAATCCTAACTTTCAAGAAATCCTTGATACTATTTATAAATGAGAAGATATATAAATAAATTTCTCAATAAGCTTTTTAACAGAAAATTAACAACAGTACAGTTTCTCTTTCTAAGAAAAGAATACAGAAGGAGAAATTGTGCTTCTTGCAGTTTCTTAGTTGCATATATTAATTGGTGGTGCTCTAATAAGAATGCTTGGGAACTGAGAAATACAAATATACCAGGTGTTTGCCATTGTCCTTATTGGAAACCTAATAGAAAATATATTAAGCAAAAATTAAGAAGATTAGAAAGAAATGAAGGATGTTATGTTGAATGATATATTATTTTACATACAAGATGCATTATTAATACCTATAACTATATTTGGATGTGTAACACTAGAAGCATTTTGTAGCTGTTTAATGAAATTTGAAGACGTTTCTTATCACAATTATTTAAAGCGGAGATTACTAATGCTTACACTACTAGTATCATTTTTAGTATTTCTTTATATACTTATAAATATTTATAAAAATTAGTAACTATGACAGAATTAGAAATGTTTGCAAAACTTCCTCAACTAGATGAGGAGTATCATAAAACTAATTTAGGATATGTACCTACTCTTAGTGTAATAGACAATATATTAGTTCAGTATACTGTGTATTGGATTGATATGGACACTCATGAAATTTTAAGGCTACATTTTACAGCAAATACTCCTGAAGAAGCTATTAAAGAGGCTTATGAAGGATGTAAATCAGCACATTTAATATAGATTATGCAAGAATATGAAGATTTAAAGAAAAAATTAGATTCTGTAAAACAAGAAATAGAATCTTTAATGCAAAAGACTGCAAATAGAGTTTTGCATTTTGGAAAATATAAAGGAAAAACTATTAAATATGTTATAACCTATGATGAACAGTATCTCTATTGGCTTCTTAGAGAAACTAATATGGATATTAACCCTGAATTATTTGGTTATAAGATGCCAACAAAGGGGGATATTCTTCGGTTACTTGATTTAAAGTATTCTAATGGTAAATTTATAAAAGATATAATTCATCCAGGCATATATGATAACTGGAATGTAGGACATTATGGTTGTAAGGAACCTACATGTATTAAAGAAGAGACTGTAGAACATCATGAGTTTTCTTTTGATGATATACTTAGTAATGGACGTGAATATATTGGTGAATTAACTAAAGTATATCCATATATTAAATGGACAAAGGAATATCTTAAATCTTTATTCAATGAAAATTCTCGAAGATAAAGCTAGACGAGGGCACTCTATGAAACTACCTTTGAAATGTAGATGTCCACACTGTGATTCTCTTCTTTTGATAGAAGAAGGAGACTATGGAAAAGAATATCATTGGGTATATACTAGTGATGGAGGGCGTAAAAGATGCTATCATTATATAGTATACTGCCCTTGTTGTAAAGAAGCATTTAAAATTGAAAACTTATGAAAATATCAGAGTTGCAAAAAATTCTAGAACGCTATAGAAAAGAAAATGGCGATTTAAAAGTAAGAATAACCGCAGAAACACGTTTTGGCGAACAACATGAAATATTGGATTATGATGCCATAGATACCAAAGCTGTTTATGATAAAGAAGAGTTTAACAACTTAGTAAATAATATGGGTTTAACGGAACAGCAAGCTTTTGATAATCTTAAAGAAAGAAAGTTAGCTATAGTATTTTTAGACATTTACACATACATTAAAGGATAAAATTATGAACATAGAAGAAATATTAAAGTACTGTCCTAAATATACTAAACTATATAGTCCAACATGGGGTAACGTAAAACTAATTGAAGTAACCTCGACTAAAGTTATAAAAATTAAAGTATACAACTATACAGAAGAACTAACTTCAGAGGGCTGCTATTCAGTTAAGGGAGAATGCATCTTATTTCCATCTAAAAATCAAAGAGATTGGAACAAATTCAGACTTCCTGTTAAGAGAGGTGACATTATGATGAATAAAGACGGCAAATGTCCATTTATTGCCAATGGAGATGTAATTAATACTTTACCTAAATTTATATGTGGTATTACATTTTCTGGTAGTCTTAAATTTGATAATAATTGTTATTGGATAGACACTTTCTATATTCCAGCTTCAGAAGAAGCTAAGAAAGAACTTTTTGATAAAATGGCAGAAGCTGGATATAAATGGAATGCTAACACCTTAAAGCTAGAAAAAATAGAATCTAAGTTTAAAGAAGGTGATGTTATTATTGATAATCAAGGTAGTTTATGTTTAGCTTCAAAAATAAGAGATGATAGCTCTGTGATAATAGCCGCAACTCTATATGCAAATAAGGCTCTAAATGTTTTTATTAGCAATAATGTAAACCGCTGTATTCAGCTAGTAACCATTGCATCTACAACTGATAGAAATAAACTATACTCAGCTTTAACTAGAAAAGGTTATAAATATGATAAAGACCAACATAAACTTGTAAAACAAGAGTTTAAACCTTTTGAAAAGGTATTGGTTAGGGATGATACAAATAAAGAATGGTCAATAGACCTATTTTCTTACTATGATGAAGAAAATAAAAATTTCCCTTATGTTTGCATGCATATCCATTATCGTTATTGTATACCTTATGAGGGCAATGAATATCTATTAGGCACAACTAATGATATAAAGAATTAGATATGAAAGATGATTTATTAAAAGTAATAGCTAATTTCCATATTAGTGTTTTTTATAAATGTGGTAGTTCAAGTACATTTTCCACAACTAAAAAACTATATTCTGATAAAGATGGAAAAGTAACTGAAGATATAGTAGAAAAGTGGGAGAATGAAATAAATGAATCTATAATAAAAGAATCTCATGAAATATATAAATGTAGTGTAATTTGTACTTCATTCTTTAAATTAGACAAGTAGTATGACAGATATTAAAAGCTTGAAGTAGCAGCAAATAAATAAATTTATTGGCAAGAAACTCTCCCATGACACCTTTGACTAGATCATCAATGAATTTGATAACTATATAGCCTTTGAAGAGGAAACTCGTAAAAGTACCATAGAGTATATTGATAATTTAACGTCAAAGGTGTCAAGGGCTATAGAAGATATTAACGACAAAAGAAAATATACATGATAATAAAAGACCAAACAACTATAAAGAAAAAGTATTACTACTATGTTGCTGTACTCTCAAAAGGTAGAGATATAATCCATATCAAAGGTACTTATGGTACAACAAAGGATGACTTTCCTTTGCATGAAGTAGAAAAACATATTTTAGAGGACTTTGTAATACCAACAGATAGTATTGTAATAACATTCTACAAAGAAATCACAAAAGAAAACTATAAATCATACAACAATGAACAATAATATTAACATAGCTGAGATATTGAAGGACTATCCAAAAGGTACAAAGCTGTACTCGCCTTTATTTGGAGAAGTTGCACTTGAAGAAGTTGACACTGAATGTACAGCTCTTATAAAAATAAAGTATAATGCAAATATTTATACTAAGTTCTTTAAAACAGGACTTTATTATAATTATGAAGGTGCTGAATGTTTACTCTTTCCTTCCTCAGAAATGCGAGATTGGTCTAAGTTTGCTTGGAAGAAGGGCGATTTACTTGTCAATAGCTGTGGATTTCAGTGTATTTTCAAAGAATGGGCATCTAATGATTATACAAAGTTCAACGGATGCTATTCTAATAGCAGGGATGGTTACGAAGACATATCAAATGCAAGAACAGATAAGTTTGACAAGTTAGATAGCAATGTTGCCTATAGATATATCAGAGAGATTGAAAGAAAATTAGGTGGTAAGTTAAATCTTGAAATTTTGGAGATTGAAAAGACTCAGTCTGAGTTCAAGGGTGGGGATATAGTGACACAAAGTGTTCTCAAAGGTGTTAATGTTTGTATTATAAAAAATTGTATAGATAAAATTGATAATAAATATAATTATTATGCAAGATATAATACCCAAGATAAAAAGATAAATTATGATGACTGGTCTCATATCTCTCCTTTTACTAAATTTGCAACAGACTCTGAAAAGCAGCAACTCTTTGAAGCTCTAGCTAAGGAAGGCAAGGCTTGGGATGCTGAGAAGAAGCAAATTGTTGATTTAAAGCCAAAGTACGAACTAAAGCCTTTCGACAAGGTACTTGTTAAGGATGAGTACTATGGAAGTTGGAAGCCAGCCTTCTTTTGGAAGAAAGTAGACTTAGAAGACCTTCATTCTTATATGGTTATAGGAGGTAAAAGATATAGATACTGTGAACCATACGAAGGTAATGAAAATCTTCTAGATTACTAATAACAGGAGGATTAAATATGGACTTTAAGAAATTAATAGGTAACACAACATTTGTTCCATCTATAGATTTCAACCAAGTAGTTAAGTGTGATAATCTTCGATACTGGAGAATTGGTAAAGCTATTGGAAAGAAGTATAAAGTAGAACTTAACATTACCTTTGAAAAAGATGGTATAAAAAGTACCTTAGATAAGGAATTTGATACAATAATGGAAGCTGTTGGATACTTTTATAACTTTTTTAAAACACTTTAATTATGATAGATGATAAGAAAATAGAAGAAGCTTCTTCTGAGGAAACTTTTGGAATGTATGGAGAATCAGATTCTTTAGAACAAGGATTTATATGTGGCGCTCACTGGGCTATCAATGAGTTCTTAAAAGACTTATGGCATCCTGCTAGTGAAGAACCCGAAATAGACAAACCTCTTATTATCCAATATATAAGTTTAATGAATGAGGTTTCTTACGACAAAGACAGACGTATTGCAAAATATCCTTGGAAACTCAATGTTGAAGGATTACGTATTATTAAATGGTGTTATTTTGACGACCTGTTACCGAAAGGAGGTGACAAATGATTAAAGCAGAAGACCTAAGAATAGACGACCTTATAAGAATATAATAGAAATACTGGCAGCACAACAATCCGTAAATTTGTTGATCTAACTAAAGACAGCTATGGCGGTGATATTATCAAAAAGTTGCCAAAGATATATGGTATTGAATAACTAATTACCCTTTATGGGATTAAATAAATAGTAATATGAATATAGATAAATTAGAAAGAGCAAATATTTTAGCCAAGAGTTTGATTCCTAAAGTAGATGAACTCTTAAATATGTCTTCAAAATCAAGAAATGATAGACTTGCTGATGCTATTTGGAGTCTTTCAGAGTGTGATAAAGAGTTTAAAACCAAACTCAAACAGCTTCTGAATGAAACAAAACAAAGATTTCAAAAAGAGTTTAATGAGCTTTAGTAACTAACCATCTTTTATGAGATTAAACAAAAATAATATGGAATTAATTATTAAACCTTTTAGTGGATTACCTTGTGAATTAGAAACATTCACTATTAATGGTAAGGATGCCGATAGCATGGATTTTGGTGATGTATATGACCATGATAATGAAAATGCAGAACCTTATGGTTGTGGTGATATGTATTTTGAGCCACGGTCTCCAACAATAGAGGTGTTAGATAGATACAATATCACAGAAGAAGAATATTATAACATCTGCAATGAACTAGAAGATAAACTACGTGTAGGTAGTTGTGGATGGTGTGTCTAAAAATAAAGCATATGAAAAAGTTAGAATACATTCCAGGAGATTTGTGTATAGTAAAAGGAAAAGTTGAATCTGTTTGTGAAGTAGATAGAAATAACGACTTTAGCATTACAACAGACCAACATCCCTTTATAAGATTAAGTGAAGTCAAGCCAATTCCTCTTACTTCAGAGATACTAAAAAAGAATGGGTGGAAGCTTCATAAATGCCATAAAAGAAGTGATTATGACGATGTTTCTTGGAGCAGTTATCGTAAACCAGAAGAGACAAACATAAGCCTAATATTCTACCCAGAAGAAAAGGCATTTTTCCTATTTCTTTATGCCCAAGAAATTTCAGAAACACCTATAAGATATGTACACCAATTTCAGCACATTCTTTGGGCATTAGATAACAATGTAAACTTCAAAATTTAAAACAATTAAAAAGTAGTTATAGTATGAGAGGTGATTTAGTTTGTTTTGGATGTAAGTATTTAGAACATTATTATTATAGCACTGGAAATATGGACTGTAAACTCAAAGGTCATATAACTTTGGGATTTGGAGAGGATATGGGTTGTGAAAAATATGAAAGTAATGTTTAACTGTTTTCTGACATATAAATAGAAGTGTAGATATGGCATTAGAAGTTGTAGTTTTAGATAAAGATGAATATAAGGCACTTATTGATAATCAAGCTGACGAAGATGAATTGGAATACTTGAGAGCTTGTCAATATGCTTTAGAAGCCTTTAATAAAGTCAGAGGTTTATGTCCTAAGTGTAAAAAATCCGTTATAATTGACGGGTTGGTATGTCCTTGTTGTGGGTATGATTCCAGTAGTGAAGACTTATATAAATATGGTGATTAACAGCCCTCAGGTATAAATAGAAGTATGAAAGTAATATTTATAATAAGTATAGCATTGATTATACTTGGGGTATATTTATTTTTAAAGGATTTTAAATATATGCTCCAAGGAGTCATACTTATGATATTAGGAGCAGGTATATTAGGTATCAGCTTGTCTTATATAGTTTGATGTTTAACGCCTTCGGAGGCATAAATAGATAGAATATGACACAAAAAGATGGAAAAATAACCTATAAACGAAACATCCCATATTATAAAGGTATGCCGTGTTTCATTAATGGTATGAGATTGAACTCTCATCCCCATGTGGACAAAGAAGGTTTTTTATCGGCTTATTATTGGCGTGATGGTGGACTTTGGGGTTGTAAAGTATCAGAGATATATCCTAATATATTTGCCTTTAATGATGAAGGTTTAGCTAATCTTTATCTCCATGAAACAATTCCTATGACATTAGAAGAATGGAAAAACGATAATGGGGAGTATTGTTGCAATGCTTCTAATGTTATTGAAGCTCTAGAAAAGAGTGGATATGGTGGATATGGAGGAATTGATGTGGAATGGACATTGAGTAACACTAATAATACACTAATCAAAAAATGAAATACAGAATAACAAAAAGCCATAAAGGTTATCGTGCCTTAGTTTGTAAAGAAACGAACAGTGAAGGTGCATATTACAAATATCCTATATGGACAGAAATAGAAAACGACAATTTAAATATGTCTTGTTGTAAGCAGTATTACACTACAGAAGATGAAGCTATTGAAGCTTGCAAGCAGCATCATCTTGAAAAAGGTTATGACAAGCTGCCTAAAGTAGTCAGAGAGTTTGAACTTTAAATACAATAACTTATGAAAGCAACAGAAGCAAAAAGAAAGTTGTGTGAGATTAGAAGCAATCTTACAGACGATGAACAGAAACAAGCAATTTGGATAGCAATTAAAGCTATTGACACTTGCTCTGAAAATGGATTTATTGTAGAATAATAACCATCCTCTTCTTGGCAACAGGGAGAAGAGTAAAAAGAAGGAAGAATATGGCGTGGAATTATATGAGTCTTAGAAGATTTAGAGATATTACCTGGAATATGCCAGACGACTCTGTTATGTATATAGCAAATCCTCTTAACAACTCTTATGTATCAGTTATGGTATATGAACCAAGTCACAATAATCTCGGTGTGCCTTTCTATGTTTTAGATGCTACTTTGCTTCTCGTGATAGTGTGAGTATTACTGATGCTAATTTTGGGTTTTTAGGTTGTGCTACTAAGAAGATTGCTCAACATTTTGGAAAGTACTTTGGTATGCTTATCACAGAAGCCAAATATGCTGACATGGTAGACTTTGAAATTATAGAAAATAAATATCAATGATTATGGCATGGGTATGTGTAGGATTTAGCGGTGAAGAACTTGTATTCTTCAATAAGCCACATAAAAGAATTAGCAAAAACGTGTTCCATTTTGATGAAAATGACATATTTGAACACGAATGGATAGATGATAAATATTGTGGTTGCATAAATCTTCCCAAAGGCAGCATCAAGAAGCTTATTGGAAGAGAACTCACATGGGATGATGATCCTGTAGAACTTAAGTAAATAAATATGAACAAAAGAATATTTAAATTCCGTGGCAAAGATGTCTTCACTGACACTTGGAAATATGGAGACTTGGTTCACAACCAAAAAGTGACAACTGTTGGTCTGGAACCTCGTACTATGGTTGGAGGTTATGAGGTCAAGGAAGAAACAGTTAGTCAATATACTGAAGTGAATGATTGTGATAATAAAGAAATTTATGAGAATGACATACTTAAATATGTAGGTGATAAGAGCATAAAGGAACACTATAAAGTCGTAGTTTACTATAAAGGTTCATACTTTCTACGTAACATCAAAACTTATAGAGATACTTTATTGTTAGATTTTTATGTAAATGAAAAACTATCAAAGTGGAAAATAATTGGAAATATCTTTGACAATAATTTAGAAGGAAAGGGTAAAAATGAGACTAATTAAATTTCGTGCTAAACGCAAAGACAATATTAAATGGATATATGGCTCTCTTGTTAAAACTCCAAATTAATAATGAAAAGATAAAATTATGAAGAAGTATATTCTAATCATTTTCACACTCATAACATTTTATGCATGTGAATCAAAAACTCAATCAGCTCAATCAACTCAGTTACCTGAAAGTAGTTCAATGGATTATCCAGATAGCTATATTAAATACCGTGGTCATAGGTATTATATTTGGCGTATATATAATGGTGTAGGAGTTGCCCATGACCCTGATTGTCCATGCTATAAAAATAAACAACATTAAAACAATAATAATTATGCTTATACTATTAACAATATTCCTTATTCTCTTATTATTATCCATAGTTATCTACCTTAATATAAGGTGTAATCAACTCAAATATAAAAATAAGTTTCTCATGGATAAGTTAGACACAATTAATACTGCAAGACTTAACTACCATCGTCATAAGAATATTAATGCTAATTACGAGTTGTTCTACAGAAGAAAACTTCTCAGTATCCTTGACGATAATCTTATAACATTGTTTCACCATTAAAATCATTATATTATGTTTAATGTATCTAAATCAAACACCCAGTTTATAGCACGTTGTACCTACAACCCTTCTACCCATAAAGTAAAGTTCGAGAATTTCTCTAAATACTACAACAATGCCAAGAACTAAAAGGTATATCACTTTTTACAAAATTCACTATATCAGCTTTCTTCCATACATTCATGAATATGGTATGATGTGTACAAGAAGTTGGTTTAAGTGCCTTAAACTTGGTTTCCGACATATTCTTCAACATAAGGCAACCTTCTTTATTATAGAGAAGGTAAAGCCTAATCACACCTCATATTTCCATTAAGACGGTCTTAGTCTCTTGGTTATATGTTTTGAATTATTATTTTTACAATATATCTTTGTATTGTTGTTGTAAATAACCGTAGGCGAAAGGTTAGATTATGATGTTTTTATTTTTTAATTTACTTACTTCTACCATTCGTGAGAACAGTAGAAGTTTTTGCTCCCTTAGCTCAGTTGGATAGAGCACAGGTTTCCTAAACCTGGTGTCATTGGTTCAAGCCCAATAGGGAGTACTCAAGTCATAATTTAGGTATAATAGTTATTTGTAGTTTAAAATGTGATTAATAAGTTTTAATCCTCTCTGTCGTGAGACATGGAGGATTTTTTCATTTTTGTATATTCATTGTATGTCTTACTAACATACATTCATCATATTTAATAATTAACTTAAATTCCAAACAATTATGGTAACACATTTCAACAATTATGATCCTTCTGAGGAAAAATTATTCCTTGAGGCTATGGTAGATACTCTTCCTACAAAGGAGATAGAGGATTATTTCCTTGACGAGGAAGCTGATAGTTATCTTTCATCACTCGAAGCACATGAATCAACATTCTGATAACAACATACCTGAAATATGGTATTCTTAAATCTCAAAATAAAATGACACGAGAAGAAGCTTATTCTCAATGCCTTACAACATTAAGCAAGTCCAACTTTACCTTAGTTGAACTTCCTACTGGCTATGGTAAGAGTTATATTTCTATACGAATGACAAATCATCTTATAGAAACTACTTACAAGGATAAATCTGAAGTTTCTATACTTCTACTTGTAGCAAAAACTGTTCATAAGGAAACTTGGAAAGATGAGTTGGCTAAATGGGGAGGCATCAAGGGTAATGCTAATCTTATTATTGAATGTTATGAGTCACTTCATAAGCATGTTGATAAGCATTATGACATTATCATCATGGATGAATGTCATCACCTTAATAGTGACCTCAGACAAGACCTCTTTCATACTATCTCATTTGGAAATGTTATTGGTCTTAGTGCTACAATCCCCAAAAAACTAAAGCTGTATTTACAGTATGAATATCATGCTCAAACAGTACTATGCAATATTACTGATGCTATTAAGGATGGAGTGCTTCCAGAACCTCAGATTATTCTCTTTCCTCTTGAGCTTGATAATATTCGTCTTACAGAGTTTATAGAGATTAATCCTAAGGCTAAAGGTCCCATTTATCATGGTTCTTTCTCTAAGCTTTGGAGCTATCGTAAAATGAAAGTACATGCTATTATCTCTTGCACTCAACGTCAAAAACTTAATGACATGAACTCTCAGATCCTCTTTCAAAAGAACTCTTTTATGCGCACTCATCAAGAATATACCAAAAACAAATGGCTTTTCTCATGTGGTGAACGTATTAAGTATCTTGCCAATCTTAAAAACAATATAGTCCTAGCTATACTCTCAAATCTTGCTAATGAGCGTACTCTTACTTTTTGTAAAACTATAGAACAGGCTGAATCTCTTGGTAAGTATTGCATACACTCTAAGAATCCTGACTCTGAGTTAATATACAAGAATTTCAATGATAAGAAGATTAATCACATCACTTCTGTCAACATTCTCAATGAAAATGCTAATCTTGTAGACTGTAAATATGCTATCTTTGCCAATTATTCCTCGTCTGAGGTATGTAGTGTGCAAAGATGTGGACGTGCTTTAAGACATAAGTCTCCTGTTATCATTATGCCTTTCTACAGGAACACTAGAGAGCAGGAGATATTGGAAGATATGATAAAGGATTTCAATCCTGACTCTATTCATACTGTCAATTCTCTTACCGAACTTCAAAGTTTCTTAAAGAAATAAGCTTATACTCTTTGCACTCTCAAATAGTTTTTGTTACTTTGCCATAAAACTTTGATATTATGCCAGATAACAATACTTTAAGAGAGTTCTCTTACTCTCATCCTATCAAATACAAAGGAGTCTCCTACCCTTCTGCTTCAGCCAACATACTGACAGATGGGCAGCAGACTCTTGGTAATGTGTTTGCCGATGCTAATGGCAACTATTTTGTCTTAGGTGATAATGATACAGCCAAGTCTGTCATGCCAGTCCATTCCCTTGACGAGGTAGTTGTTACTCCTTCAAAGGAGAATCTTCTATCTACACAGTTCAACGAATATCTTACACAGAATAATGACCAAACACAGATTCTTGATACTCCTCACAGGGAATATAATCCTCATTTAAGAAATAAGGCTATCAAGGGTGCTCTCTCCCATAATCTTTGGGAGAAAGAGCATCCTAACCTTTCTGCATGGAGCCAAGCTCTTTCAGCAGTACCTTTTGCAGTAGCTTCTACTCCATTAGTAGGAGCTTTAGGTCAGTCAGCCTTGGCTACTACAGCAGGACAACTGCAAGAGCTGGTATAGCCTCTCTTATGTCCAATCCTATTGTAGATGCTGCCAATACTGGCTTAGGTCTTGGTTTTGCAGCTAAAGGTGCCTATGATGTCAGTCAAGGAGAGTTTACTCCTGAGACTGCTATGGATTTAGCAGGTGGTGCTGGACTTATGTTCAAAAGTCTTACTGGACTTGATAAAGCAAGAAGGATAACTAATTTTGCTAAATCATCTAAAGGTACTACCTCTAATATGGATACTCCATTGAAAGGTTTAACAAGAATACCTACTGATATAAAGGCTGATGCTGCTCAAAGATATATCAACTTCATTAATAGTGAAGATTATCAACAGAGACTTCAAAGAGCAGGATTGGAAGACCATTGGAGTTATATGAAAAAACTTACAAAACAAAAAGTCAAAAATGGGCATTTTCCAGGACATGTGAGAAAAATTATAGATAATAACCCTTATGTTGCAGGTGTATCAAATGTAAATAAGTATCTGTCTAAAGAAAAGTTTCCTTATATTAAGTCAAATCCTAATTATGGTATAACTTTAAAAGAAAATCTTTATCCTGAAGATATATTTACAACATTAAATCATGAGCTTGCTCATTTTGCTACAGGTAATAGAGGAATTAATGGTGCTATAAATGTTACCTCATTCTTTCCTAACTGGCGTAAACTAAATGCTGAAAGTATAGGAGATATTATGAAGTATAATGAGAGTATTATGCCTAATATTTCTTGGGAAGAGAAATTAAAATCTTTTCCTAAAACAACTTCTATAGATGATATAACTAAAGCAGAGAGGAATTATAGATATCTCACTGATCCACAAGAGAAGAGAGCTAGAGCTTATTCCATTTTACAACAGGCAAAGAAAAATAATCTATCAACAGATGATTTTGTTGATGTCTATACAGAGAATGGAAAAATAGCTTCCTATGCTCCTTATGAACTTCAGGATATGGGCAGTATACTAACATTGGATAATCTGAAGAAATATCTTAGAAATTTTCTATCTGTTGGTATGCCTATAGGAATAACTGCACCTTATATTAACAATAAAAACAAATAGTATGGACAGTATGTCAAATAGAGAATATCATTTATACTTAGTATCAATTTGTATTTTCAATGAGGTATTTTATTCTATGTCACTACAAAATAGAATACGTTATGATTTAGGTTATATTTGTTTTTCTATTAGTAGGTATGATAAGGAGTTGGATGCTTTGTCTGACAAGGAATTGGAAGATAAGATAAATTCCCTAAAAAAGCCACAATGGTATGATAAGTATGAATATATTAGAAAAAGGAATAAAAACCTTTTAAGAATACTATACTTCTTTCCTACCCTAAGAGTGGTAAACATTCTCTATGAAAAACTAAAACAAAATGAACATGTTATAAATAAAAAAGAAAAGGATAATCAAATACAATATCAGCCTCTTGTATCTACTTATCTTAATATAAAATTAAGATATTCTCTTTCGTTTAGACAAAGAGTAGAATTTAACTTAGGAATTATTGATTATCTATTTGATACTGATGGCAAAGAATTAAATACTCTATCAGAAAAAGAGCTTAAAGATATGATAAAATCTCTTAAAGCTCCATGGTGGAACAAGTTATATGAAATGCTACTTGAACATCACACTACTCGTTTAATAAAAGTTTGGTCATTATTTAATCTATAGTGATTAAAGACTATAAAACAGTCTACCTAACTTATGCTAAAGGCTTAAACATATCTAAATAAGCTTAGGTAGACTTAAAGAGGCTTATAATAAAAATCATTTTAGCACAGCTCCTTCCCAGGGGTTGTGCTTTTTGCGTTTATAAAGGTTTAAACAATTATGATTTATGAAATTTACAGTAAATACAGATGTGCTTCAACATGAGCATCTTACTATGGGCGAGTTCCTTGTATTGCTCATAGGATATTATAGTGTTAATTACAAGGAATGTCTTGATAGGTTAATAACAAACAAGCTTGTCAGTACCAATGTGTTCAATCCTAATGAGATTGTTCTTTCCAACAATACTAAAGATTTAGTAACAAGTATTCTTGTATCATCTGATGATAAGATAAAAAATAGTAATATTGATTATATTGCATTGGCTGAAAAGTTACAAGCTCTTTATCCTAAAGGCAACAAGTCAGGCACTTCTTATTCTTGGACTGGCCTGACTTTTCTCATTGCACAGAAACTACGTACACTTGTAGTTGAATACAACTTTTCATTTACTGAACAGGAAGCTCTGAGGGCAACAGAAGAGTACGTAAAGTCCTTCTCTGATGATAAAAGTCACATGCAGCTTCTCAAATATTTCATTCTTAAAACAAGCAAAGATAATGACATGGAATCTATGTTCATGACAATTATTGAAAACAACAGACAACATGAAGAAAATTGAAATTGACGAGGCTAAGTGCCTCAAACTTGGTCTCACATTACAAGAGACACTTATTGCTCTTGCTATAAGTATGGGCAAGTACAAAGAGACTGCTACTAATATGGTTAATCGTGGTATTCTTACATTAGACCTTTTCAAACAAGGTTCTCCTGACATCACTTCCAAATGGAAGAGTAAGGTTGATAGCATTCTTTCCTCTGATGAACAACGACTTGAAGTTCTTGCCTTGAAGGTACAAGAGTGTTTCCCTAAACAGAAAATGATGTATGCTAATGGCCGAGAGTCTCCATTCTATTTCAGATGTAATAAAACTGAAATTAAGAACAGACTTAAGAAGTTTCTTACAGTCTATGGAGATGTATCTGATGATGACATCATTGATGCCACTAAAAGATATGTCAACACTTATGCTCCTAAAGGCTATATAGGCATGCGTCTTGCCAAGTATTTTATCATCAAGGATGATAGACGACTTACTGATAATGATGAGATACATGTTGAACAACTCTCTGACTTGGCTACTTTCCTTGAAAACAAAACTGAAGATAAGCCTCAAGACATTGTTGATGGTGATGATTGGTTAATGAGTAGCAGAAATTAAGTATGGGTCTTATTCAACGAGTATTACAAAATGCTGAAGAACGAAGACAACGTATTCTTAGTGGTAAAGTCAATTGCATTCCTTCTCCTTTCCAAGTATTTCGCTATGATTATCCTGGTGTTGAGTTAGGTACATATTATCTTGTCTCTGGAGGTGCAAAGGCTTCTAAGTCCAAGATTGCCAATTTTCTCTTTCTCTTCAACACTGTTCTCTATGCTTATGAGCATCCCGATCTTGTTAGACTTAAGATATTCTATGCTCTTCTTGAGGAGAAAGCTGAGAACATCACTGGCAAATTCATTTGTTTCCTTCTTCATAAATTGTCTGGAGGTAAGATTAGGATTGACATCAAAACATTCAAATCTGTTGATTCTAACAGACTTCTTTCACAAGACATTCTTGATCTTCTTAACACTTTAGAGTATCAGTCTATACTTCATTTCTTTGAAGAACATGTTATATGGATTCCAGATAGAAATCCTACTGGTATCTACCATGTTCTTGATAAGTATGCTGAAGAGCATGGTACTATTCATAAAAAGAAGGTCAAGGGTTATGACAAGGAGATATTTGATTATTATGAACCTAACGACCCTGATGAATATGTTCTTTGTATAATAGACCATATAGGTCTTATATCTACTGAACGTGGTATGGATTTACGTACTTCTATCAAAAAGCTCTCTGAGTATTTTAAGATAGTTCGTAATAAGTATAATTACATTCCAGTAGTTGTACAACAGCAAAATTCTGAGACTCTCTCTCTTGAAGCATTCAAAGCTAATAAGATTAGACCTACACAAAAAGGTTTGGCTGATAGTCAGGATCCTGGCAAAGATTGTGATGTCATGCTTGGTATTACTTCACCCTTTGCTTTTGAACTTAAGGAATATCGAAAATATGATATTACCAAACTCAAAAGTTGTGCAAGATTTCTTGAGGTCGTCTTAGGTAGAGATGGTGAGAGCAATGCTATTCTTGGTTTATACTTTGATGGTGCTACTGGTTTTTATGCACCTCTTCCTAGATATGACAATCTTTCTGAACTTAACAAAGTCTATCAGCTTATTCAAAGAAATCAAGAGAGTATGCCTAAATGATTCTCTTCATTTTTCATAGTACATTTTATAGCATCTTGCTTAGACTTCTTTGTCTAAGTACATTTGCAATTCAATAACAATTTTTCAATTTAAAACAAAACATTTAAAATGAGTAACATCGTTTTACCTACTCAGCGTAGGAAAGCCACTGACTACAACCCTCGGTTGATGGTCTTGTTTGGCAAGCCTAAATGTGGCAAGAGCACATTAATGGCAAGTCTTGACAACAATCTTATCATTGACCTTGAGGATGGCTACCGTGCTCTTGATGTCATGGCTGTACAGGCAAGAAATGCCAATGACATCTTTGAAATCCGCAATCTTATTGCACAGAAGAATCATGAGAATGGCGACAAGCCTTTCTATCGCTTCATCACTATTGACAATGCTTCTCGATTGGAGGAAATGGCTGTCTTCTATGCAGCAGTCCTTTATCGTAGAACTCAGATGGGTGCCAATTTTGGCTATAAGAAGGATAAAATTGGCAACGTTTTAAAGGATGCCAATAATGATAAGATTATTGACCCTAAGGCTGATGTCCGTCAATTGCCTAATGGTGCTGGCTATCTTTACATGCGTAATGCCATTAAGGAAATGGTTAATATGTTCAAACCTCTTTGTGACACTCTCATTCTTGTATGTCATGTCAAAGACAAGCAAATCCGAAAGAATGATGAGGAGACTACAGAGATGGCTGTAGACATTGCAGGAAAAACTGGTGATATTATCTGTGGTGAAGCTGATGCCATTGGCTATATCTCTCGTCAAGCCAACAAGACTCTTATTTCTTTTGTTGGAGGTGATAATGCCATTCGTGGTTCTCGTCCATTACATCTAAGGGAGAAAGTCTTTCAAGTTGCAGAGTCTGATGATAAGGGTAATATCAAAGTTGATATGAGTCAGATTTTCCTCGACACAGAAAAATAAATAAAAACATTCAATTCACAAATAACAATTTAAATTTTAAAAAACAATGGAAAAAAGAATTTCTTACAGTCAGTTTCAGTCAGTTAAGTGTGTAGCCAAGGCTTGTGATCCCCTCCTCTCTAAGCGTATTAAACTTAAGGAGAAGCTTGATAAACTTACAAAGGAGTATGAGGATTGCAACACTCAGATTAGTTCTCTTGAGGCTGGTATTATTTCTGTCATTGGTTTCCCTGTAGACAAGCTTGTCAAGAAGGTTATTGAACCTGGCATTGATGTTAATGGCTTGCCTAAGAAGACTACTAAGTATCTCCCTACTAACATTGTTTCTTATGATGAGAAGCATAAGCAGTACATCATCTCTGTTAATGATGAGCCTAAGGAGGCTGTAGCTGAGCCTCAGGATATTGTAGCTGAGTCAAAATCATCTGTTTATGTTGATAAAGCTCCTAATACTCCTCAGACTGAAAGCACAGTAGAAGATACAATGCCTGTTGACACCCCAGTATTCGAGTAATAACATTTTTAACAAATAGTTTAATTTTCACAAGTGAAAGTTATTAAGGAGTTAAGGAGTTACTGTTTACTTGTAAGAACTTCTTAACTCCTTTAACTACTGAATACTCTAAACTTGTGAAAGTTCAATAAATAACAAATAAACATAAATATTTAAATACAAAACAATTATGGAAATTAATAACAGTTATGTTTTTCTTGCTATTGGCAAGACACAGGAATCTACTGAAACTCAGGAGTTCAAGAAGTATGTTGGTGTAGGCTCTTCTTATGTAGTTGCTGTCAATCCTACAAAAAAGGAGCTTGAGGAAATCTATGGCCATGAAATGGCTAATGACCCTGAATATGTAGTTGATACTGATAAGGGTAAGGAGGCTCGTATTACATTTATAGTCAAGACAGACCCTAGCATCTGTAATGGTATTGAAATTACCAATCGTGTAATGTTTACTCTTAGCAATGCTCCTGCTTATAACAAAGACCAGTCTAGGGTACAAGTCATTGACAAGTATGGCAACACCACTTGGGCTAACATTGAGGATGCCAAAGCTGGCAAGAAGCTATTCTCTACTACTGGCAAGGAACTTAAGATTGATTCATCTTATCGTATGGCTTGTGTTGGCGAGGCTGATCTTATTGGTTTCCTTAAGGCTTATCTCAATGTAGGCGATGCCTTCAACTATGTCAATGATTCTTGGGTAAAGAAGGACAATGCTGATGACTTCCTCTTTGGTCTTGAGCATATTAAGGATTATTTCTCTGGCAATTTCTCTGAAATCAAGGATGCCATTGCTCTTCAGCCTAACAATAAGGTTAAGCTTCTTTATGGTGTACGTACTAAGGATGATGGTAAGCAGTATCAGACTGTTGCTACACGCAATGGTATGGTTCTTCTCAATAGTGCTGGTTCTAAGGCTCTTGATAAGCTTGAGAAAGACCTTGCCAATGCTAAGAATGCAGGTTCTTATGCTTCTACTGATTTCCGTGTGCAGCCCCTTGCAGAATATTCTGTAGAGCCTACCGACCTCTCTTCTGCTCCTACTACTTCTACTGATGGTCAGGGGTCTGAGGCTTCTATGGGCGACATGCCTTGGAACTACTAATATTCTAAAACTGCTTTACATTAATAATCTTATGGTGATAGGTAAAACTTCCTCCAGCATATCTAAAACTGAAATCTTTAATAAGGTTAGTGAAACACAGGTTCTATCTACTGTATTTCCTGAAATCACTTCTATTCCTTGTAGAATTTCATCTCCTCTTAGGGACGACCTTCATCCTTCATTTAGTATTTATATGGATAATGGTGGTCACATTAGGTATAAAGACCATGCCGACTCTTCTGTTCATGGTGGATTACTCGACCTTCTGTGTGCTTATTGGAAGTGTACTTTCAATCAAGTACTTGAAAAAATCTGCAATCTCATGATTCTAAAGAGTGATGTCACCATCAAGCCTAAGCAAATCCGCACTTTTACAAGAAAAGAAGCAAGTTCTCTTACTTCTATTCAAGTCAAAGTACGTCCTTGGCGTGATTATGATTATGCTTATTGGGAGTCTTATGGGGTCTCTAAAAAGTGGCTTCATTATGCTGAGATTTATCCTATCTCCTATAAGATTATTAACAAGAAAATCTCTCCCTCTGACAAAGGAAGACAGTATATATTTCCTGCTGACAAGTATGCCTATAGTTTCATTGAGCGAAAAGAAGGCAGTATACAGATGAAAATCTACCAACCTTATAATACTAAAGGATTCAAATGGTCATCTAAGATGGATGCTTCTGTTATAGGTCTTTGGACTAAGATTCCTACTTATGGTGATAAGGTTATTATCTGTTCTTCTTTAAAGGATGCTTTGTGCATATCTTGTCAGCTTCACATTCCTGCTTTATGTCTTCAAGGCGAAGGCTATGATATGTCAGACACTGCTATCAATGAATTAAAAAGAAGATATAAGAAGGTTTTTATCTCCTTTGACACTGATAAAGCTGGATTAATTGATGGAAAAAAATTAGCAAAACGCACTGGTTTTGTTAATGTCATACCCAATCTTGGTTCTTGTAAAGACTATAGCGATTACTTTAAGTCTTTACAGGATAAAACACAATTTAAACAATTAAAAAATTTATTCAATTAAAAAAATATATTATGGAAAGAGAAATTTTTATCGCAAATACTAAGACTCAGAAAAGAAGTAAGATTACAACTAGTGCTACAACTCTTGGAGAATTGAAGGCAGACCTTCGTGCTGCTGGTATTGATTTCCAAAACATGACCTTTACTGAAGGCATTTCTAAGACTCAGCTTCTTAGTGATGATACTCAGCTTCCACAGAATGTAATATACAAGGGTCAACCTACCAACAATCTTGTCATTCTTCTCACCAATACCAAGAAGAATATTGCTTCTGGTGCTCTTAGTCGCCAGGAGATTAAAGATATTATTAAGCGCAATAATCTACAGGAAGCTATCAAGAATAAATTTGGTAGAAACTACACTCAAGTATCTAACAAGGACCTTGAATTGTTCATTGATAGTGGTAAATGGTGTGAGCAGAAAAAGGAAGCTGAGACTCCAAAGACAGAGGGGGTTAAAACTAATGCTAAAGAAGAAACTATAGTTCCTTCTGGCAATGCTTCTGATATAAGCAATGTTGACAATAAGAATAATGTTGATAATGAAGCCAATGTTGTTAATGAGAATAATGCTTCTAAGGCTTTTGCTATTGCCGACAGTTTGTTTACCCATATCAGCACTCTTGTTGCCAAAGGTGTGTTGATTATTCCTGATTTGCATATGTTGGAAAAGGATATCCACAAACTCATTATTTTTAAGAGTGATATTGTAGCCGATACACTTAATCAAGCTCAGTGTGTTACAACACCCAACAACCTTATTGATGATGATGATATTGATGACATCATTGACGACCTTGACTTGTAAAACATAACTTTATATTTCCGTTTTGGTCATTGGGAGTAGGGATATTTGTCCTTGCTCCCTTTATTTTTGTTTTTAAAATAATTAGTATGCAACATTCAGCAAATCCTATCCTTAATCCTGATCATCAAGAGGTTTGTGATATATATGAGGTCTTCAAGAATTTCTTTGGTGAGCAGTATGTTGATATTCAGACTAAAGCTGATTCTTCCTATTATCTCATCTATGTTTGGTGGCCTCATGTCACTGTCACCAATGAATATGACCAGTCTGTCTCTATTCAAGACCTTTATGCAAAGATTGAAATCAATAATGAAGGTCGTATTCCTTTTGAGTTCTCTGGCTTTCAGCTCAACAGGGCTACCTATTCTCAAGAACAGTTTCTTAGTAACTATATGCACAGTCATGTAAAATATATTCCTAAAGATAATTTCACTCAATTTCAAAGTCCTTGCCTTGGTGATGGACCTATCAGAAACACTATCAACACTCTTAAGACTGATTGCGACATTGCTGAATGGATGCTCTTCTGTCAGGAGCTTTCCATGTATGTCACTGTTGAGTCTCTCTCTGGAGGTCCTTGGCAAAGAATGGAGAACATAGGAAAGTCTACTATAGCTCGTAATTATGTTTATTATAATTTCAATGGATCTGGTTTCCTATACCCTGATTTCTTTACTGATTTTATGAAAAAGGAGTTCATACAGTATTATCTTACTCATGGGCATCTTTCTCTTAGTTTCCGTAATGGTCAGTTTATTTGTGACATGCCTTTCTATAAGTTCATCATTGATATAAGCAATGCTTTCATCAGCTATTGCAATACTGTTTTCACTACTGAATCTACTAAGCGAAAACTTGTTGACAGCAATTTGCTTACCTCTCTTGTTGTCTCTGATGGAAAGTTTTATGTTCCAATAAACAATACAAATTTACAAAACTTAGATTGCTATAAAGGTAAGTTTGTGCTTGTCTTTAAAGGAAAACGCATTCTTACTACCATTATTGATTCTTCTTCCAATGAGTTCTTTCCTGTTACTGTCATACATCATACTATGGCTATGGATATATTAAAAAACATTCTCAAAGTAATTAATTATAGATATAAAAATGAACACAACAATAACAACGCAGCCCCAAACTCTCCCCAAACTTGTAAAAGGACAGTCTACATATAAACTCATTGTTCCTCAAAATGTAGAGGAAAAGATTAGGTATCTCATCCGTAAATTTCCTTCTACTGAATGGTCTGGAGTTCTTTTCTTCACTCATGAAGGTTCTTTTGAGAATAATGATTTAGTCATCACTTGTGCTGATTTTTATCCTATGGACTTAGGCACATCTGGATGGACTGAGTTCCACATGTCTGAAGAGGTTGCAGCTTATATGGCTCAAAACATTGAGCTGTTTGATTGTGACACTGGCTTGATACATTCTCATCATGCATTGGGTGCATTCTTCAGTGGTCAAGACAATCTAATGCTTCAACAAGAAGGCAATGACACCAACTGTTTTGTATCTCTTGTTGTTGACACTAAAGGTACTTATGTTGCACGTATCACTCGAAAGGTGCAGTCTAAGTCTGAGGTCATTGTCAAGCCTCTTGGTACTTCTTATGAGTTCTTTGGCGATGGTTCTAAGACCATCAGCAATGGCTCTACTGAGTTGACTAAGATTGTTGACAAGGAATATATTGAGTATTTTGACTTACAGGTCGAACGTCATGAAGTCCCTAATACTCTTTCTTATCTTGACACTCGTTTTGCAGAAATTGAACTTAAAAAGAAAGATGTTGCAAAGACTTCTGTTGTCTCTCAGCAGACTAATGGTTTCAATTTAAAGTCCGAAACTGATGATACTCAGTTTTTTGATTGGCTTCATACTAAGGATATAAGAAACAATGCTGTTCCACAGCAGACTTCTCTTGATTTCAAGGACACTCCTAAACAGAATGCTACTGAAACAGAGACTGAATATGACTGGACCCCTGACCCCAAGAAGATTCATGAAGCTGTGATTCATATAGTCACTCTCAATCTCATTCTCAATCCTAAGAACTTCAACTTCAAGCATTGGATTACACGTCACATGTTCAATGCCTATCAGCGCATCTTTGGCAAGCCTGCTACTGTAGACAGTCTTCCAAATGCCTTCTGTGAATGGTGTGACTTCATCATACAGTTCACTCTTGACCACTATGATGAACCAGATATTCCTTCTTATATGTATGATGAGTATGACATATCTACAAGTGTTGTTGCACAATCTATTATTGATGAACTTTCTGAATATGTTGATGATAATCCTTATATACAGCATTACATCAATACACTTTACCAATATATTGTATAGCTTATGGAAACAAATGATATTAACAATCAAAACAATAATGAGACTACTTCTCTCAATATTACTGATAATGATGTAAATGATATTCTTGAAGAAAATGGCATCATTGAAAATGATGGTATCTTAGACCCTGAATTTGAAGAAATACCAGAGGAGAATTATTATGATGAAAATCAAGGAGAAGGAAATGATGATTTAGACACAGAATCCCTTCTTGGAGAAATGGATGAAGAAGAACTTACTCCACCTACAGAACCTACTTCATCTACTACACCTACAGAACCTACAGAATCTATTTCTACTCCTCTTTCTCTTAATTCTCCATCCCTCCTTGTTGATGAAGCCACTACCCGTTTCTCTGGTGCATCATGGTTTGATGAGATACAGAAGTCTCGTGTCATTATTGCTGGCATAGGAGGTATTGGTTCTAATGTAGCTTTTCAGCTTGCACGCATGGCTCCTGCTAACATCACTCTCTATGATGAGGATATTGTAGAAAGGGTTAATATGGCAGGGCAACTCTACAGCACCAATGACATTGGACAACGTAAGGTTGATGCTATAGCTTCTATGATTTCTACCTACACATTAGCCAAGCAGGTCAATGCTGTTCCAAGTAAGTTCACTGACAACACTGAGGCTGGTGACATCATGATTTGTGGATTTGACAACATGGCTGCACGAAAGATTTTCTACAATTCTTGGAAAAGACATGTACAGACCTTAACTCCAGACAGTAGGGCTAAGTGTCTCTTCCTTGATGGTAGATTGTCTATTGACACCTTACAGATTTTCTGTATTCAAGGTGATGATAAGGCTAGTATGGATAGATATGAAACTGAGTTTCTCTTCTCTGATTTCCAGGCAGAACATACTGTATGTTCAATGAAGCAGACCACTTATCTTGCTTGTATGATTGGCTCTCTTATGGTAAATCTCTTTACCAATTTCATTGCCAATTCTCTTAATCCCACCATCCCTTATGATCTTCCTTTCTTTACTGAGTATGATTCTCCAAACATGTTATTCAAAACCCAAAGCTAATGAGAGATTTAAAATATATAATCCAAAGATGCTTTGAAGGATACTTTCAAAACTCTATCTATCCTATTAGGGACACTGTAATTCATAATTTTCAGTATATGAATGTCCCAATATTCAAGGATGTCTTTGAGCTTCCTGTATTTATGCTTGGAAAACTGTTTAATTGTAATCTACCTGTCACATCTGACGATATAGCTTCTCTTACAGCATGTCTTAATTATATAGGTACAGAATCTAATTTTAAGACATTGTCTTCTAAGATGCGTGCGATATTGATAAATATATTTAATAGAGCACGTCTTGTAAAAATACCATTGGATACTCAAGGCGAAAACTATTATTATGGTACATGTGGAGCTATCTTCAATAAGAACCTCATGCCTGTCATGATTATGTCATGGCGGATTGAGAAAGTACAGCAGAACAATCCTGATAAATCTTTTGTGTATAAGTTTACTCAACCTATTCTAAGGGTTTCTCCGTCTGTATTCACTGTTAAAGCTGATTCTCTCACACGATATATTATCAATCAGATAATCCCCAATGCTCTTAGAAACAGGTATGATGCTCCTAATATATACAGCAATCCCCTGTTTCTTTCAACCTATGAGTCCTTCAATATCAAAGTGGATATAGGCGAGTTCCCATTTACTCTTCAAAAAGTCAATGCACCGTCTGTCTCTACTACAAATGAGGAACTTCTCAGTGTTGCACTTGACCATATTGATGAAGTAGTAGAATGACAATACAAGAATATTTTGGAGACTGGTGTAAGGTTATCAATTTGACTGAAGCAAACAGTGTTCTTAAGAAACTTGTAGCTTCTAAACAACCTGTATACCCTAATATCAAGAATATATTCAAAGATTTCACCTTATGTCCATTACATAATCTTAGGGTTGTCATTATGGGACAAGATCCTTCTACATCTCCTTCCCACTTTTCTCCTTCCTTAGAAGTTCTTATGGAGTCTGTTATTGACTTCTCCCTTCCTCATGGAAGTATTAACTTTGACCCAAGTTTGGAGAAGTGGGAGTCTCAGGGAGTGCTTATACTCAATGCTGCACTTTCCTGTAATGTAGGCAAAGTAGGGTCTCATGCTTTATTGTGGAAACCTTTTATCAGGTCTTTTCTCACTAATCTCTCTTTACACACCAATGGTATTGTCTATGTTCTCATGGGATCTGAGGCTCAAAGCTTTGAGTCATGCATCAATGGTAAATATAACTATATCCTAAAAACAAGACATCCATCCTGGTATGTACAAAACCATCAGCCAATGCCTTCTGACCTATGGACTAATATCAATAGTATTCTCATAGGACAAAATGGCTATGGCATAGAATGGTATGAAACAAAGTAATTTAAAAGTAATAACCTGGGCTAATATAGCCTTATTAAATAATAATAAATTTAAAACAAAGTAAAACATGAAGAAGTATTTTATGAAAGACTCTGGCGAGGAGCTTAAGTTTGGTGACATGATTGAGTTGGATTTCACTAAGGACACAAGTGATGGACATACTTGTCATCACCACTTGGAGTGTAAGTTTATTCCTGGACTAATTCCTATGCTCCTTGAACAGAAAATCATTGAGGAGAGGGAGTTTGAGAATAAAAACACTGACACACCAGATGATGATTGTCTTGAAACAGCACAAATGATTATGTCTACTCTTGAAACTATTGCTAATAAAATCAAGCAAATGGATGATAAAATAGCTGATCTTAATAAGATTGTCAAAAAGCTTCAGCATAATGCCCAGAAGTCTGCATGAAAATAAGAAGATAAAGAATGCTTCTCCCTTGGAGTATGATGACATCTTCTTTAAGTCTAAACTTGAAAAGATGATTTATCAGACTCTTAGGGAGCAAGGCTTTCCTGTTGAGTATGAACCCCATAAGTTTGTAATATGGCAAGGCTTCCGACCTACAGTACCTTTCTATGACAAAGATAAAACAACAAGAATGCTTAAGCTTGAGAGTAAGAAGATTATAGATATTACTTACACTCCCGACTTTGTATTTAAGTATAATAATTTCCTTGTTGTAATTGAGGCTAAAGGTATGGAGAATGACCGCTTTTATCTTAAAAAAAAGATGTTCCGCAAGTGGTTGGAAGACAATCATCCTAAGAGCATTTATTTTGAGATTTACACTAAGAAGCAGCTTCTCCAAGCTGTTGATATTATTAGAGACTTATCTGAGCTAAAGGTTAAAGATGCTTAGTAAGTCTTATAACTAAAAGTTTAACATAATGAACATTCCTAAAGAATTAAAAGATATTTCCTGGCAAGTTTCCGAAAAGAAGTATAGGGCAGACCCTGCTCTAAGCTACTCTACTCTTGCCAAGTATGAGCGTGAAGGCTTTAACAAGCTTGACCATCTCTTCGACCATATCTCTACTCAATCATTGTTAGAAGGTTCTATGGTTGACTGTCTTATCACTGGTTCACAAGATGAGTTTGATGAGTTATATTATGTTACTGACTATCCTTCTATTGGTGACAAAGAACAACAGATAGTCCTTGCCTTGTATGACAGGTTTCATACCACATGCCTGCAATTCTCTTCTATTCCTTATGAAGAAATTCTCCAGGCAATCTATGAATTTGATTGGCAGAAGAACTGGCGTGATGATACAAGAGTTAGGGTTTTCTCTGAAAGAGTTGATGTGTATTACAACATCAAGATACAAGCTGGTGACAAGACTGTAGTAGATGGTAATACCTATGACCGTATCTTAAAGATGGTTCAAACCCTCAAGACTTCTCCTACCACTCAAGGCTACTTTGCAGATAATGATCCTATGTCTTCTGTCAAAAGATACTATCAACTAAAGTTCCGTGCTAAATTTGAAAGTGTTTGCTACAGATGTATGGCCGATTTGATTATTGTAGACTATGAGGAAAAGAAAATCTATCCTATTGACCTCAAAACCAGTGGACATAAAGAATGGGATTTTCAAGATAGTTTTGAACAATGGTCTTACATGATACAGGCAAGGTTGTATTGGCGCATTCTCAAAGCCAATATGTCTAATGACCCTTACTTCAAAGACTTTACTCTTGAAGACTATCGTTTCATTGTTATCAACAAGGAGTCTCTTACTCCTCTTGTATGGGAGTTTCCTCTCACAAGAGCCAAAGGCACTCTTATTGATAAAGAAGGTAAGGAATATAGAGACCCATTTGAAATAGGTAAGGAATTACAAAGTTATCTTAACTTTCGTCCAAAGGTTCCTGTTGGCATTGATAGAAGTGGCATTAATACCATAACTTGCTTAAAATTAAAAGAATAACTTAACTGTATAATATAATATGAAATGTTTGTAATTAAACGTAATGGCTCCAAAGAAGAGTTTTCCACAGAAAAGATTGAGTCTGCTATGCTTCAAGCATTCCAGGCTTGCAACTTCTCACTTTCTGAAAAGGATAAAAAGGACATCTCAGTATTTCTTGATAGCATTGAGAAGGAAGTGCATGAAGATACCTCAGTAGAGGATATTCAGAATAAAGTAGAAAAGTATCTTTGCAAACGTTGGTTCCCTGTAGGCAAGGCTTATATGCTTTACAGAGAGAAGCATACTGAGGCTCGTATTATAAAAGATAAAGTACATTATATTCATAAGTACAATGATTCTGAATCTTCTGCTACCAATCTTTCTAATACTGACGACAATGCTAATACCATCAATAAGAATGCTGCTACTCTTGAAGGTGAACTTTACAAAGATACCTCTCGCTTAGTACAGCGTTCTCAGATGAAGGAACTTCTTGCTGAGATTAATTCTCCATATAGAGACCAGTACATTAAGGACCTTGAGCATCACATTTTTTATCAGCATGATGAGAGTTGTCCTATCCTCAAACCTTATTGTAGTGCTTACACTCTCTACCCTCTTCTTGTTGATGGTACTACCAATATTGATGGTACTAAGAATCATGCTCCTCATCATCTTAGCTCTTTCTGTGGACAGTTTCAGAATCTTATATTCCTCTTGTCTGCTCAAAAAAAAGGTGCTGGAGCTTATGGTGAGTTCTTCAACTTCTTCTCTTATTTCTGTGAAAAGGAATGGGGTAAGGAGTATTACCTCAAGGAAGATATCATAATTACCAATGAGCATTGTCTTGAACAAAAGACTATTGGTCAAACCATTGACCAGTTTTTTCAGTCTATAACTCATTATCTCAATCAGCCTGCTGGCAATCGTGGCTATCAATCACCATTTACCAACTTTAATGTCTTTGACAGCTACTATTGGCATGCTATGTTTGACGATTTTTGTTTCCCCGATGGTTCCAAGCCTAATTGGAATGCTGTCAATTGGTTGCAGAAGCATTATATGAAGTGGCTTAACAAAGAACGTACTGAAACCTTGCTTACTTTCCCTGTCATTACAGTATGTTGTCTTACTGATGACAATGATGTTCTTGACAAGGAGTATAAGGATTTCATTACTACTCAATGGTCTGAAGGAGATTCTTTCTTTGTCTATCTCTCTAAAAATGCAGATAGTATCTCTTCTTGTTGTAGACTCCGCAATGAAGTCACTGACAATACATTCTCTTCTACTACTGGTCTTACTGGTGTACAGACAGGTTCCTGCAATGTCATGACTCTTAATCTTAATAGAATTATTCAAGATTGGTATAAGGAGTATTCTCCACAAAGACATAGATCTAATAATGGTGCAACAGAAAGAAAGATGATTGCAGTTCGTAGATTGTGGAATGAAGAAGGCTCTAAACTTTTCCAGAAGTATCTTGAAGACATTCTCCTCAGAGTCTACGACTATCAACGTGCTTATAAGACTGGACTTTACCATATGGATGCTCATGGTATGTTCCCTCAGACCAAAGCTGGCTATATAAACTTTGATAGGCTCTATTGTACTATTGGTGTCAATGGTCTTAATGAAGCTGCAAGGTTCCTCGGACTTACTGTTAACAATAATAAAGAATACCTTGACTTTGCATCATGGGTTCTTAGTGTCATTAAGCAGTACAACAAACAGCACTCTTCTAAGAAGTTCATGTTCAATTTAGAGTTAGTTCCTGCTGAGTCCTTGGGTGTGAAGAACTATAATTGGGACAAGCAAGATGGTTATTGGGTTCCTTCTGATGAGAATCTATACAATTCCTACATCTATGATGCTCATGACAACACTTCTATCCTTGACAAGATTGCCATGCAGGGTGGTCAGATTGCCCAATCTATTGATGGTGGACAAGCTTCTCATCTCAATCTTGAGGATAATCTCTCCAAAGAGCAGTACACTAAGCTTCTTGAATACGCTGTTAAGGTAGGCAATAATTACATCACTTTCAATGTCCCTCAGACTCAATGTGATGACTGTAAGTTTATTGCCAAGCATCCTTTCCATGTTTGTCCAAAATGTAGCAGTCATAACACTACTCTATGGACTCGTGTGATAGGTTATTTAAAACCTCTTAAGTCATGGTCTGAAAGTCGTCAATGGGAAGGCAGCCATCGTATATTTGCTAAAAAAGATGAAGTATGCTAAAGTATATTTATTGTAAAGAAATATTCAGTGAGGTGCCAGGGGAAATATCCCTTGGCGTCTCTATCTCTGGTTGTCAAATTCATTGCCAAGGATGTCATTCCAGAGAGTTGTGGGAAGACAAAGGCACTCCTCTTATTATCGAAGAACTTCAATCTCTCCTTGACAAACACCAAGGTATCACATGTCTTTGTCTTCTTGGAGGTGAACATGATATTGATTCTCTTATAGAATTATTTCAGTACGCTTATTTAAGAACAAAAACTGCATGGTATTGTGGTCTTGATATGATTCCTAAAGATAAGACAAGTATTCTTAAATATCTTGATTTTGTTAAACTGGGACATTATGATCAAGAGCTTGGAGGACTTAACAGTCCAACAACTAATCAAAGATTCTATAAGATAGAACATCAAGAAAATGGTAGTTATTATAAATATGATATAACATTTAAATTTTTTAAATAGAACTAAACAAATGAAACAGAAAATATATATAAAGAGATTTAATAAAGATGTAGAACTCCCTAAGATTATTGCCAAAGGAGATTGGGTTGACCTTAGAAGTGCAAAAGATGTAACACTTAAAGCTCCTATAATAAAGAATAAAAACATATCTAATAAAGTGGATTTTAGTGCAACTCTTATTCCTCTTGGGGTTGCAATGCTGTTGCCTGATGGTATGGAAGCTAATGTGGTAGCTAGAAGCGGAACCTTTAAAAACTATGGTATTCTACAGACAAATGCTTACGGAGTTATTGATGGAGGTAAATTTGGATATAATGGTCCAAATGATGAGTGGAAGTTTCCTATAGTAGCACTCAGAAATACAATAATTCCTATAAATGAAAGAGTATGTCAGTTTAGAATCCAGCTTAGCCAAAAGGCAACTATATGGCAGAAGCTAAAATGGCTGTTTACTAATGGTATTGAAATTATTGAAGTCGATAATCTTCCTGAGAAAGAAGACAGAGGAGGCTTCTCAACAACAGGAACTAAATAATTAAAGCTATGAAAATTGCAGTTTTGGATTATTGTGTTGGAAAAATTATCATTAAGGATATTCCTACAAGTCTTGAGAATCTTGATAGTGATGACATTTGCTCTCAAATGGATTTTAATCAAAATAATGTAGAATATATGATAGTTAATGATGCTCTTCCTATTGATATTGATACAAAAGGCTGTACAGCAAATATAACATTAAACTAAAAATACATTTATGCTAAAAAAAATAATTAATAAATTCTTTGATATTCATCCTAATACCATGTCCTTCAAGAATAGCATTGACTTGGCAGAACTTCCTGTAGTTACATTCTATCAAGGTAGCAAGAAAATCAATTTCCTTCTTGACACTGGCTCTAATAATTGTATCATTGACAGCTCTTATCTCAAAAATCTTAGCCATAAAATAGTGTTTAATATGGAGAACACTGTTACTGGTATTGAAGGTAATGGTCAAAAGGCTGAAGGTGTATGCTCCTTTGCCATGTCTTATAAAGACAAAATTTATGAGTATGTCTTTATCATCCAAGACATGTCTGGAGTATTCAATTCTATTAAAAAAGAAACTGGTGTCACCATTCATGGTATACTTGGCTCTAAGTTCTTTAACGACTACAAGTATGTCCTTGACTTCAAGGAACTAATAGCCTATAGTAAAGAATGATTTATTTTGTATCTAATCAAAAAACTCTATTTGAAAGTGATAGCTTTCAACCATTATCTGTGAAAGAATCTATTGCTTTAATCAAGTCCTGGAAAATCTTTCAGTTTGATACTGAGGATACAGGACTTGATTGTCACATTGCAAAGATTCTTCTTATGCAGTTTGGTAGTATGGACAAAACTACACAAGTTGTAGTTGACTGTACTACAATAGATCCTCTTCTCTATAAAGAGGTCATTGAACAAGGCTTTCTTGTTGGTCAGAATCTTAAGTATGATGCTAAAATGCTTATGGCTTTAGGTATCTTTATTCGTAGATGTTATGACACTATGATTGCTGAAATGCTTAGGTACTTTGGTTTTCCAAGAATACCTGTTTCTCCAGAAGAGTATGATGAGCAAGGATATGATTTTCCTTATCACATCAAGACTTCTAAAGCCAAAAAGAATTGTCCAAGCCGAACTTATTATGAACTTAGTTTTGCTCTTGACGCTCTTGGTTACAAATATCTTGGCATTAATATTGATAAGTCTGTTCGTGGCAAGATCAAGTATGTAGGCATTACTGAGGAAGTTATTATTTATGGTGCTAATGATGTTATTCATCTTGCAGACATCATGAATGCTCAGATAGCTTACTTCAAGTCTATAAATGCTATGCCTGCCTTAAAGATTGAGTGTAGTGCTGTTCTTTCTATTGCTTACTTTGAGTATTGTGGTGTAAAGATTAATGCTGACAAGTGGCTTGAAATCTATAAGCGAAATTGTAAGGATTTACAGAAGGTTAAGGACAGTCTTAATGCTTTTGTTGTCAATCTTGGTAATAAGAAATTCATTAGTGACACTATACAGTTAAATCTTTTTGAAGAAGTTGATACCTCTGACAAGTCCAGATGTAATATCAATTGGAACAGTACTGACGATGTTGTTCCTCTTTTGAAGTTTCTTGGCTACAACACTAAGGGTTGGAACAAAGAGAAAAAGGAGGAAACTGAAAGCAAAGGTGCTGATTTAGTTAAGAAGCAAAAGAATGTCAATCCTGAGTTCTCTGCTTTATACCTTGAGCTTTCTCGTCTTGAAAAGCTTTGTTCTACTTATGGTCCACAATATATCAATGCCATTAATCCTAAGACTAATAGAATCCATACTGAGTTTCGTCAACTTGATACTGTCACTGGTCGTCTTTCTTGTGGTTCACAAAAGCAGAATGAGGATTTAGCTACTCTCAAAGGATTTCCTTTACAACCTAAAAAAGGTCATCCTGAAGAGGTTTGTGCTTATCCTCAAATTCAGAATCTCCCTAATACTGATGAAGTCCGTTCTTGCTTTATTGCAGAAGAAGGCAATGATTTTATCTCTATAGACTATAACAGTGAGGAATCAAGACTTCTTGCAAGTCTATCTGGAGATAAAGGTATGCTTGAGGTTTTTGAAAAGGGTTATGACATGCACAGCTATGTAGCATGGCTTATCTATCCTGAAATAATTCCTCGTGATGTTGATATTAGTAGTATTAAGCAGAAATATCATTCTCTTAGACAAGATGCTAAAGGACCTGAGTTTACTTTTGCTTTCCTTGGTACTTGGGCTACTCTTGTAGCTAACTATGGTATGTCTAAAGAAGAAGCCATGAGGATAGAAGAATACTATAAAAAAGGTTTTGCTGGTGCCACAAGATATCAAGAACAATGTAAGAAGTATACTGAGTCTACTGGTATCATCAGAATATGCCGTGAAACTGGACATATTTCTCGTTGGTGGGATTGGAAGAAGTGGAACAAACGTCAACACTCTAAGGAGTTTTGGGATGAATATAGAGAAAGAAAAGCTGCTGGTCTACCAAGAACTGAGGAGGCTAATGAACATTTTGCTGCAAGAAATAAGTATGACAAGAATAGTGTCAATAGCACTACTCAAGGTCTTGGTGCTGTCATCTTTAAGGAGTTCACCTATGCTCTTTATATTTGGATTCTTGACAAAGGTTATCAGAATAAGGTTAAGTTTTGTGTTCCTGTGCATGATGAAATTTGTGAAGAGTGTCCTAAAGAACTTACTTCAGAGGTTGTTGCTGTTACTAAACATTTTATGGAAACTATTGGAGCTAAGTATTGTCACAGACTTCCCCTTCCTGCTGAAGAAGAGGTTGGTCCATTTTGGAAACATTAATTTATTATGGTTATAACAGACGACGATTTAATTACTATCTGGAGATACTTCCAGTATTGTTGCCTACCTTCCATCACTATGGCAAGGTAAGCTTATTTGGATTATATTGATGACATAAAGGCTGAAAAGTCTTTCTATCGTCATCTCAATAAACAATCCATTAATAGGATTGGTAAACAGCTGGAGGCTCTTCCAGATAGTCTTATGGCTGTCAGTAGTCAGAATATTAGGTACATGAATATTCTCTCTGACAATATTGAGGAACAGTTTGAAAAGGAAGAAGAAGAGCTTCATCGTGCTCTCTATATCTCTTTTAGGAATGCTAAAATGCAGCATCTTGATTGTCTTGCTGCTCTTCATTATATATCTACTATGCTTCAAATTGCTTCTGTCACATTTTCTCAGTGTTGTCATGACATGAAACAGACTCTTCACAAAGACCCCACTGACCTTTTCTCAGTCTACAATCTTAATAATCTATCTAATAGATGGTCCGAGATTGTTGACAAAGCTACTGAATGCTTTGGTTATAACAAGAATGATAAGAAGACTCCTTCTGTTGATCTTAACAATCTCAGATGTATAAAGGCTGTAGATGCAATTAGAGCAAAACTTGCTGACATTGAAACCTTACGTACTGCAATGCATAAGTCCTACCCTTGGAGCATCAACTATCAAGAAGGTGTTCCTTATGAAAAATCTACTGATTGGCTTATTGTCCACAGCAAATCAACTAACTCATAAACTTCATAATTATGGAAAATCAAAGTCCCATAAGAATTACTTCTCAAGAGCAACTTGATACTCTTATTGAGGATGGTCTCAACAATCCTCTTGATTGTTTTGTTCTTCTCAACTATGGTCTTCGTAGTTCTAAAGAAATTACTTTCAATGATTACGGTGATTACTGTATCTATAATGAATGTGATGATTCTGAGGAAATAATTCCCCATGACAGTTTTATGAGTTCTTTTCTTGGAGAAGCTATCATTAAAGGTGCATTATATAGTTATTAAAAATATTAAAACATTAAGAAAAATGAAACAGGAAATACAAAAGATAAAGAATACAATTCATAGTCTTACTGATATGATAAAGTCTAAAAAGATATCTGGTAATCTTCTCAACAAGGAGTATATTAATATAGATTTTTTCTCAAGTTATGTAGATGAATTAGAAAAAGAAGTATCTGAACTTGAGAAAATTTATAACTATAATAATTCTCAAGAGCTTATATCTAAACCAAAAGAGACTCCTCAAAAGGACAATGTCAATCATCCCTCTCATTATCAAGGCTCTAAATATGAGTGCATTGATGTAATGCTCGATGTCTTTGGCAAAGAGAAAGTATCTGCCTTCTGTGAGCTTAATGCTTTCAAGTATCAATGGCGAGCTAACTCTAAGGGTACTGACATTCAAGACAAGCAAAAGGCTATTTGGTACAATCAGGAATATATTGAGTTGAATACTGATAAATAACAATAACAAGAAAGATGAAAGATAATTATCCTATACTCTCTCAGTCTGAGGAGCGTATGGCTCCTTGGAATCAGAAAGACCAAGAGCCTATCAAAGTAGACTGTTGTGTCTCCTATTGTCTAAGCAAGTCTATGCCTGTAACAATAAAGAATTATGATGTTATTGATGATGAAGAAAGCTTCGACAATACCAACTTCATTAATGAGTTCAATAATGATGAAAAAGCTTTTAGCCTTACCTCTTTACTTACTGAACTACATCATCTTTCAGAGGAAAAAATCAACAGACTTAATGATGAACTCACTATAATGTATTCTCCTGAAGGTAAAAATGTAATCAATAAAGAATTAGGATATTACAAAAACATCTCCAAGGCTACACAAGATTGGATTATTGATGATCTTGATGTCACAATGGAATAATGTTATATTTTACTTTTAATTAGAAGCACATGAAAAATAATGATATTCTTCTCAGTCCTAAACATGGTTTAAATCCATCAATTCTTCACTGTATCTGTTGTGGAGAGGATTATGGTATTGCCTTATTAGGTAAGTTAAAAGGGGATAAAGAAGCTCCAAAAGAAATCTCTCAAGGGCTTTGTCCTAAATGTCAAAATGTAGTAGATCAAGGTGGTGCTTTGATTATTGAAGTCAGAGATGGTGAAACTGGTGATAATCCTTATAGAACTGGTAGATTAGTAGGGGTTTCCAAAAACTTTAAAGAAAAGTACCACATTGAACATGCTCTTATGTATATGGAGAAATCATCTTTCTCTAAAGTTTTTGGTAATGTAACTTTTACCACAAAATAATAATATTACATAACTTAAAAAATATATAATATGGAACAACTTGTAGTAATTCACAATAACACTATTTATATTCACAGTGCCTCTAACAATCCCATCATTAATGATGATGATGCTACAACAGAAGACATACTTACCTCATTAGGCTATGACCCAGAGGATGTCACTTATGTTTGGGGTGAGGATTTTAAAATAGTAAAGGAGGAATAATTATGACATTCATAATACATTTCAAGGATAATCATAGGGAGACTTATAGTAACCACTATGATGAAGATGATGAACATGAAAGAGATGCTGCATGGGATGATGTTTATGCAACATTTCCTGATGCTGATTATATAGAAGCTTTTTAATATGAAAAAATCTATTTTAGTAGCCATAGTATATATCATAATATTTGCTATGGAAATATTCGTGTATTGGTTATCTGATAAAGATGGTGCTATTTATTTCTATGGTTTTATATCACTAATTGCATTTATGTTTACTTTTGGCAGTACTTTATTTGAACAGCAATGAAAAATAAACAAGCTAAAATTAAAGAAATAAAAATTGACGATAGAACCTATGAACTTATAGATGGTTTTACAACTCTTAAAAGTATAAATAAAAATAGAACAACTGGTAGTAATTGACAATAATAAAATCTACATTTACAATGTAGATAAGCATCCTATATTTGATAATGATAGTACTACTACAGTAGATATTATTGAATTTTTAGGTCATAATTACAATGATGTAGTTATAGTATGGGGTGAAGATTTTACTATAGAAAAAGATTAAAGTATGGACAAAGAGAAGTATAACATTATATACAAGCATTTTGCTAAACCTGTCTATGATATGGCAATGATTTACGAAAGCAGCTGTCTTACTGTAGAGGCAAAGGTTGTTAATCCTAAGGTAGTAAAGTGTTTTAACGAGTTAAAGAAAGCATTAGAAGAACAATTAAAAATTTATAGATAATGAAACTAATTAAGCAAAGTTTTGAGATTCTTGAGCAGAAAGATTTCTCTCTTAAGGGTATTAAACAGTTCATTGAAAGATGTGGCAGAGTATGTTATAAATCTGAAGATAGAATTACAGATGATTCCTATGAAAAGTTTGTAAATATGCTTGAAAAAAGAGACCATGCTAGACCACTTGAATTTGGTACAGTACATCTTAAAATGAAATCTTCAAATTTTCAAGGATTTATGCAAGCTTTATACGCAGAAGGAATATTTAATGATGTCTGGATTAAATCTAATTATAATGAAGAAGTTATTTACACAACAACGAATTATAGATATTATTTGAACATGGTTAAATATATTCCTTTTATCAAAAATTATTTCACAGAGGAAGATAATGAATATTATCCTAAGAGATATACTGTTCACATGATTCTCTCAAGAGGTGTTATGGATGAATTTAGAACTCATGTCACTCTTAGTCATCTAGCTGAAAGTACTAGATATTGTGACTATGGTAGAAATAGATTTGGTAATGAAATAGCTTGTGTAATACCTCATTATTGTTCAGACTTAATAGAAGGTAACTCTTATGATTTATATGTCTGTAAATTTGGACTAACACAAACTGAGAACTTATCTGAAAAATCAGCTAAATGGATAGAATCAATGTGTCAAGCTGAACAAGACTATATGGACTTACTTAATGATGGTTGTACAGCTCAAGAAGCAAGAGATGTACTACCATTAGGAGTTAAGTCTGAACTTATCTCATGTGGCTTTGAAAGTGCTTGGTGTAACTTCTTCTACAGAAGATGTGCTAAGGATGCTCATCCTATGGCAAGAGAAATTGCTATTCCTTTACAGGATAAATTCAAAGAAATGGGATTATCTTTTGTTTACTGAACAGAATCAGTAACATCTTCTAACCTTATCTCTTAACTCCCTCAACCATATAATTAATTTCTTTATCTTTGCCATTAATTTTAAATAGTAAAACATAACATTTATGGGATGTGTAAATAAAAGTAGTAAAGAGTTCAAGGATCTTGCAGCACGTAATAATCTTGCTGACAATACCCTTGAACTTATCACTCACAAGTATTGGTTAGAGACTGGTAATGAAACTCTCTTTCCTACAGATGTTTATATCCAAACTCAACTTGGTAATACACAGTATCAAGAGTCTGGTAAGTCTGTAAGAGAACTATGGGAAAAAATGTACAGTACTCCACAAGAGTTTCATTCTCTTTCAGAACTTCAAGCAGCAAGGAAGGAAGCCTCAAGGTTCTTCCCTCAGTCTGCTATTGTCCATTACAGAAATGCCATGGGTAACTATGTGCTTTCTGTTAAACGACCTGTAGAACAAGCTAACTATGATAAAGATGATTTCTTTAATGAGTTTGATAACATCGATTCTATGAGGGATATCAAAAAGCTTAATCTTGATATTATTGCCAATCAAACTTATACCATTTCTAAGGTTCAGGAGTTGTACAACTGGTTCAACGATGACAGAACTTCTAAGGCACTGGCTGATAAAGTCTTTAACATTGCTAAGGACTTAGGTATTGAAGTTTTATTTAATGAGACTCTTCCTTTTGGAATTATGGGTAGATATACCAATAGCAATATTATCACCTATAAGAAGTCTTTCCTTGAAAAGGATATAATGACAAACAAAAAGGCTTCTATCATTCTTCATGAAGTACTTCATTCTATCTCTATGTATGCTCTCTCCAATAAAACAAAGAACTGGAAGAGACCTGAAGCTTTGCAGGAGTTCCATACAGAGATTAACTCTCTTTATCAAGGCCTCAAAAACAATCCTCTTCTTAAAGGTGAAAGAGGTGTTGTTGATGTCTTTGAGTTTGTTGCAGAACTTGCTAACCCTGTCTTCAGAGGTAAGATTCAAGAGATTGATAAGCAAACCAAAGCTAACAAGTCTTTCTGGTCAAGGATTCTTGATGCTTTTAAGTCTCTCTTGGGTATCCATACCTCTGACACTTACTATCAGCGTTCAATGAATGCTCTTGACAAGGCTCTTAATGCCTTTGATATTGATACCTACATGCGTTATAATGGTATCAAGAGCCAACTCAGAAAAGAAGTAGCTAATAATACAATAAATCAGACAAATCAGCGTTTAGAAAATAAAAAACTTGTGAAATATGACAAAGCAATCAAATCAGCAGGAAGAGTCTTTGAGAGTACCTTCAACCTCATCAAAGATGAGCAACAAAGAATGGGCAGAGGCAGTAAAGAAAAGACAAGCAATAACCAAAGCCTACGAAAGCAATTACATGAAAAATCTTTAAGACAACAAAAAGAGTTAATAAATTGGGCTACAAAGCATAAACAGTTGATTGTAGAACCAAATGATTATTATGAAGAGGCTTTAGGAGATAGTGCAGCAGGTTCAGAAACAAGAGTTTGGAAAAATAATGATAAAGGAACTGTTGTAAAAAATATTTCCCTTAATCATTATAGTACTCCAAAAGCTCTTATGAATAGAATACTGATTCATAATTTAGTTTTTCCTACAACAGCGATGAAAATGCTTAAGGTAGGAACTTCTGATAATGGAATTAGTATTATAGTAGAACAACCCTTTATTGAAGATAGTGGTATAGCACCTACTATGGATGAAATAAAGGATTATATGCTTTCTCTTGGATTCACATTATCTAAGGGTAAAGGTATTAATGCTGAATATACCAAGGATGGTTATCTTGTTACTGACATTCGTCCAGAGAATGTCATTAAACAACCTGATGGCTCCTTAGCTGTAATAGACTGTTTTGCTAAGTTTGAGGATGAGTCTATGGGAAATAATATTATGGGTGATGTTGAGAATCAAGCACAAAGATTCATTGATTCTATGTCTTCTTCTCAGCTGAAAGATGAAACAGATCTTATTAAGCAGGAATCTGCTGACTATGACCTTGTTAATGACATTGAACCTAAGCCCGAGCATAGTGGTAAGCCTGTACCTCAAGACTTTACATTTGCTGATGGCACTAAGGTCAAAGCTCCTTTCAAGCCTAATGCTCAACAGGTAGATGCTCTTAATGAAATGGATAGATTCATGAAGTCTAATGAAACTTCCATGACTCTCTCTGGCTATGCTGGTACTGGTAAGACTTCTCTTATGGAGATGATTGCTCAGAAAGGTAGAAAACAATATCGTTCTGTGGTCTTCTGTGCCACTACTAATAAGGCTGCTGCTGTTCTTAATGAACGTGTTTCTAAGGCTGGTTTCAAGGCTGCTACTCTTAACAAAGTATTTGGCATCAGTGTTGAGGTTGATTCTAAAAGTAATACCTACAATGCACGCAATTTAGTAAATGTATTGAAGGATGCTGATATTACTCCTGGCACTACGGTTATTATTGATGAGGCATCAATGATTAATGAGGAGAATTATAATATTCTTAACAACATTGCCAAACAGAATGACCTTAAGATTATTTATGTAGGAGACTCTGCACAACTTGCTCCTGTAGGTGAGGATAAAATATCAAAGGTCTTCCGCAATGGTGAGGGTAAAGTCATTACTCTTACTCAAGTTGAGCGTACTGATGATAATGCTATCCTAAAGGAAGCTACTGAACTTCGTAATGGTAATCCTCTATCTGGTATTTCATCCTTTAATGATAAAGGTGAAGGTGTTGCATATATCTCCCCTAATCATCAAGATGAAATCAACAATATTGTAGCTCATTATGTCAAAGGTTTGAAGCATAATTCTAACTACTTTAGGATTCTTGCTTTCACTAACAAGGCTGTATCTGCTTATAACAATCAAGTCAGAGAACTCCTTGGCTACACTTCTCCTATCCCACAAGTAGGTGAGCCTATGACTGGTTATAACAACTGGGGATATGAATGGAAAACAAAGTCTTACCGTTTCATCAACTCTGAGTCTTACAAAGTGTCTAAGGTAGACAAATCTCATAAAATAACAACAAACCTTAATGATGGTATTGCTGTTACTATGGAGGTTATTCCTCTTACACTTGAGGATTCTTTAGGCAATATTGACACCTTTAACTTCATTGACATCAAGAGTAATCCTTCTAACCTTCAAGCAGCTATACAGCTTGCTAATGAGAAGAAAATGCTTTGGGCTGAAGCTAAACATGCTGTTGGTAAAGATGCTAAGGCTAAAATTTATCAGAGAATCAATTTCATTGATAACTTCCTTTTTGTCAATGATAATATTGAGGATAGTAATCACAACCTTCTTCAAGCTAAGACCATTGACTTTGGCTATGCCATGACTGTTCATAAGTCTCAAGGCTCTACATTTACTAATGTTCTTATGGATGATGTTGACATCTCAAGAGCTGGTCTTAATAGTAACAATGCTATGGAAGTTGTTGACCTTGGTGAAGTAGATAATAACGTAGCTTCAAGTGCTAATTTCACTGGAGATGCAGAAGATGTTGATTTGGGATTTTCAAACGATTTCTCTACATCTTCTACTGAACCTACTAAACATACAGTACCTACTCAAACTATCAATCTCAAGCAGCAACTTGAATATGTAGGTGTATCAAGGGCTACTGATACTGTCACTATTGTCTCTAATAATATCAAGAAGGAAGGTTCTCCATTACATAAGGATAGTACAGCAAAAGAGAATAATTCTCGTTCTAATAATAAAATAGAAAACAATGAAAGCAACAATACAAGAAATGCAGAAACTGTTGCAGGAAAACAACAAACAAGCAATGGAGGATTACTTGCTGAGTCACAAGCCAGAATCCAGAGAGGAGATGGAAACTTACGAGAAACTCAGAAACAAGGAACTAAACCTCTACCACAAATAAGTCAGTTATCTGAAGAAGTAAAATATCCTACTTCAGATACTAAGATTAACATCTATGCAGGAACTAATGAGAATGCTGATTTAAGCAATTTTGCTGACAGACCATTTGTCATTGACAATCAACTTCTCAATGAACTTGGAATAGATGAAAGTAGTAACATCTTTATCAATAGGGATTTCAACACTGTGGAGGGAGCATTTCAAGGAATGAAACTTGCATTTGTTAATGACCCTAATGATATTAATGATGCTGATAATAAGCTCTATAAGTTACAGTATGCAACTGGATCTATGGCAAGAAACATTGGAAGAAACATCAAGAATCTTGACACTCAAGCATGGAATGCTAATTCTTCCAAAATAATGAAGGCTCTTATAAAAGCTTCATTCTCTCAAAACCCAGATGCTGCACAAAGACTTATTGACACTGGTGATGCCACTCTTACACATACTCAAGATGAAAGTAAGTGGTCTACAGAGTTCCCAAGAATCCTTATGGAAGTTCGTGAGGAACTTAAAAAAGAAAAAGGAATAGAATCTACAGAACAACTTCAATCTTCTAGTACTCTTACTTTACCAGAAGGTTCTGTTCAGCAGGTTTCTCTCCCAGGTTATGAATACTTTAACGACCTCTATGAGGATACACCAGTAGATGCTGCCTGGAAAATTCCTTATCTTAAGGAACTTGATGCTCAAATCTCTGATGAAAACTCTATAGAGGATAATCAAAACATTATTAATCACATGGACAACATTCTACAATCTACAAGTGAGAAAGAGTATCTTCAAGAATCTAAGAACTCTGAAAAGAAACAAGTTGAAAAGACTCTTGATGAGTATGATAAACTTAATCGTCAGATTGACAATCTTCTTGGCAACCAAGACTTGGAGTCTGATGGTGAGGTGTATCATCTTGATGAACTTGGTGTAGCTCATCTTTCTGCATCTGAGATTCGTCATACTGCTGAACTTGTGGCCAATGAAATCTCTGATTCAATAACAAAGCTTCAAAAGGAAGAGGGTCTTGCTGAAAAGCTATTCCCTATTCTTAAGACTGACCTTGATTTCAAGTCTGCCTCAAGAAAGCAAATTGTTGAGGCTATTGGTATCAACCGTCTTATTGATAGTGTTAAGTCTATATTTGATACTGAAGCTAACTGGGATTTCTATAAGGATGATGAAAATGGTATCAGTTTCCAAGCTGACCTTATCTTTGACAACTGGGATGCTATCATGTATCTTGCTGCTGATGTTTTTGCCATGAATGAAGGCTTTGGTATTGCTAAGGATTTCTCTAAGGGTAACTTTACCACTACTGATGATTCTCATATTGATTATGACAACTTCAATGACTATTCCAATGACCAGGATATTGCTGCTGAGGAAGGTGAGAAGGATGATCAAGAGCATTGGCAGATAGAAAACCGTACTATTGATGTCCTTAACTCTATGTCTGCTCTTGTTAGACAAGGCATTCATGAGTGTTATCTTCTTAATGCTGATAGTAGTAAGGTTATGAGTAAATGGGGTATTGCAGAACGTGTTAATCCTCGTGAAGCTGTTAATAGTATTCTCCGTTGGACTCAAGGTTCCTTATCTCTTGATGCTATGATTAAGAAGCTCTCTGATAAGCAGTCTCAGAACCCTTGGCTCTCTCAGCTTATTCAGAGATTATCTGACAAGAGTGGTAATGAAACTGACTTCCAAAGCCAGTTCTATGGAGTGTTCTCTAAGCATTTCCAACCTTACTCTATTGTTCTTCTTGAAGAGGGTAAGTATCATAGTATAGCTGTCAATAGTCATCCTGCCCTTACTGATGTGATGAACACTATCACTTCTCAGTTCAAGATTGGAGAACACCCTCTCTTTGGCATTAATGGTAAGGTTAACACTAAGTTGCTTGGTTCTGCTAACTCTGTTAGCAATGACTTCACTCTTCATAAGGCATTGTCTGAACTTCAGAATATAGATAAGTCTATTAAGCAGGGCAATACTCTTGATGATAAAATGTCTAAGGTTGCATCTGATAATATCATGGCTGTTTGTAGAGCCTTTGGTTATAATATCACTGAGGACATGCTTTCTGGTGTTGTCAATGCTGAGAGTATTAATAAGGTTACTTCTGCTCTTAACTTCATTGTCAAAGACCTTGATAGTGCTGCTTCTGCTCAGCATAAGGGTGAGATGAAGGATTATAATCCTTTTGCTTTTGGCACTAAGTTTGGTGTTAATGGTAGTCTCCGCAACTTCCTCACTCCTATCACTGATAAACTTGAAGATACTGCTATCAATGCTTTCTATGATAGTGGTAAAATGTATCAGTCTTATGTCACTCCTTCATTCATGACTAAGCTCTTTAACAAGTTCCGTCAGGAAGGTCAAGCTTTTGAGGATTTCATTCTTGATGAGTATGGCTCTTCTGAATGGTTTAAGTTTGGTGCTGGTGATGGTGATATTACTAAGGGTTGGCGTAATGAGTGGCTCAGACTTCTTGCAAGAGATGAGAATGCTCGTAAGGTGTTTGACCATAAGGTTGAGCTTAATTTCAATAAGCATAACTATATGCGCAATATGAGTGATGCTGAATATACTCTTTCTCTCATCACTGAATACTTCTCTGAGAGTGCAAAGGTTGAAGATAGAGTTCCTGCTTGGTATAGAGTGCCCATGCAATCTAATAAGCCTTCTTCTGAGTTCATCAAGTTCTACTCTTATAGAGGTGACGGTTATAAGAATGCTATTGTTAATGGTCTTCATAACATGTTCCTACAAGAGATTAGTAGAATACAGACTGTCCTTAGAAGAAACATGTCTAAGAATGACCCTGGATTCATTAAGAACTTTGATACTAATGGTCGTAAGTTCAACTTCCTTACTGTATTCAATAGCTATCTTGAAGAGAGTGCTGTTTCCAAAAGAACTATTCTCCGTAATGAGGATGGCTCTGTATCTTCTGACAATAATAGGTTTGCTTCTCTTCTTCAGAAGAAGGTCAATGGTGAGATTAATCTTACTCCTGATGAAGAGGTTGAACTTGGTAAGCTTGCTGAAAGGGTTATCCGTCAGTCTATGGAGAACAGAGTACAGTCTATCCTTGACACATGGGAAAGCAATGGTATTCTTGAGGCTGCAAAGAACATTAAGGACATATATCCTTCTGAGTTTGATAATTCTTCAAACATAAAGAATGAGGAAAGAGAGGGTGTAATCAATGATTGGGTTAGAAAGCAAGTGGAGAATTTCCTTTGGAATGATTCTTTTGCATCTAAGAATATTCTTCAACTCACTCTCTCTGACATTGCTTTCTACAAAGATACTGAGGATTTGCAGAAACGTCTTGCTCAGCTTCATGCTCCTGGTGTCAGAGGTAATATTAACGCTATTGATTATGATGGTAATAGAGTGTCTGATGGTAAGTACAGAACTTTCATCTTGCAAGACTTTGATTCTTTCAAGTCTAACATCATAGCTAATATCACAGAGGTATTTGATCGTAGAATTGCTGCTGCCCCTGACAATCAGAAGGCTGCAATGATTGCTCTCAAGGAGTCTCTTGTTGGCAAGGATGGTAAGTACACTAAGATTAATGTCACTGATGCTCAAGGCTATTCCTCTCCTTCTTCTTACAGAAAGAAGGCTTACATCTTTGGCAAATGGTCTCGTCATGCTGAGGATATTTATCAAAAGATGCTTAAAGGTGAATACACATATACTGACCTTGAGACTGCTTTTCAGCCTCTCAAGCCTTTTGTGTATTCTAAGCTTACTAAGGATATGGGTATAGCTAATGCTCCTATTCACAGTATGCAAGTACCTTTCCAAGCCAAGAATGCTGAGTATCTTCTTATCATGGCTGATGCTATTCTTAAAGGCGAAAAGCTTTCTCGTCCTAATCTTCTTAGAGCTGTCTATAGAGTAATGGAGGATTCTGAACGTCTTATGCCTACTAAAGGTATTGATACTGTTCAGTTTGAATCTTCCATCAAATCTGGTCTTCAAGGCAAGATGAATATCTATCAGTTCAGAGATATGGAAGGTGGTGAGGATGCTGCCTATACCTTTATGATGAATCAAATCTTCAAGGAGGAGACTGATGCTACAGGTGAAAGAGTTTATAAGAACTATAACACTGATACCTTTGTACATGAGACTTCTTTTGAGGATTATTGTCTTCAGCAGGAGGTTCCTGAACATTTCAAGGAGCATTCTCAGGCTCATGGTTCTCAGATTAGAATGATTACTCCCTCTGACCTTGACCTCTTCACTATTGATGAAAATGGTCAACAAGTGGATAACTTCTATGAGTGGACTGAACCTGATGGTATTGTCAAGAGAATGAAGGCTGATGAGTTCCGTAAAGAGTACGAGCAGACTATTGCTGATAATATTGAGGAGAGTATTGATAATCTTTCTGCTGAACTTCACTTGAATAGTGAGGATAAGCGTGAGAGAAATATTGCTCTTTCCAAGATTCTTCAAAGAGAAGTTTTATCTTCTCCTCGCTATGGCATTGACCTTGTGCAGGCTTGTTCTATTGATAAGGAGACTGGTGAATTTAGAATACCTAAGGGTGACCCTATACAGGCTAAACGTATTGAACAGCTTATAAATTCTGTTATTAAGAACAGAATTAACAAGCAAAAGATTGCTGGCGGTCCTATTGTTCAGGTGTCTAATTTTGGTACTTCTAAGCAGCTTCACATTAGATTCAATGATAAGCAAGGTAATCTCATTCCTCTTGAGGAGGAGTATGTTCCCTCTGAACATGATGGTCTTTCTTATAAAGACTATCTTAAGAAGAATCAAGGTGGTATTGCTTACTTTGAAGTATTCTGTCCTATATGGTCTAATGAACTCTTTGACAAGTTCTCTAATGCTGATGGTTCTATCAATGTTGATGCTATCAATGCTGTTGATCCAGAACTTCTTAAAATGGTTAGTTACCGTATTCCTACTGAGGATAAGTACTCTTGTGCTCCTATGAAGGTTGTTGGTTTCATGCCTCGTGAAGCAGGTGATGCTATCATGCTTCCTTATGAACTTACTGAGATTGATGATTCTGACTTTGATGTTGACAAGCGTTATGTCATGCGTAAGGACATACCTATTAAGACTAAGAGAAGAAAGGATATTGAGAGTGAACTCTTTAAGAGAGCTTCTGAAAGTTATGCTAAGGCTCATAATGGTAAAACTAATAATCAATGGATTGGTGAGCAAGTAAGAATGTTCCTCGACAATCCTCAGAAGATGAAGTCTACTGATAAGTTTATGCAATGGCTTTATGGCCAATATCAACAAGTTGCCTACTATACTGATGCTCCTACAAATGGAAGAATGTATCGTGACAACAAGATTATTGATATGACTTATGCTGTTCTTACTAATCAGATGACTGCTGACAAGATTCTTAATCCTGGTGGCTTTGATGCTCCTAAGAAAATGGGATATATGGTTGCTGCCTATAAGAATCCTGCTAACAATGGTATTTCTTGGAATGCTCTTCAAGGTATGTCTATTGATGAACTCAAGAGGTTGTCTTATACTGACAAGGATCTCACCTTTGCTGATACTCAGGTTCAGTTCTATAAGCAGAACTCTGCTGCTGCATCATTAATTGGTGTATTTGCTGTCAACAAGGTAGCTCATGCTACTCTTGAGAGTAATGACATATTCCTTGATGTGTCTGAGATTTGTGGTAATGATGATTTCACTATTGCTGGCACTACCTTTGGTGGTAGAATGCAGATAGACCAGAAGTATGACCGTGAAGGAACTCTCATTGGTAAGACTCTTGGCTCTCTTGTATCTGCTTCTGCTGATGCTGTGAAAGATCCTATCCTCAATCTTATGAATGTCAATATGACTACTGCTGGTATGCTTAATACTATGCTTAGATTAGGTATGACTTTCAATGAGGCTGCTCTTTTCCTTTCTCAGGATGTTATAGAGCGTCTGCTTAGTCAATTCAATAGGGATAATCTTACTAACTATGTGTCTCTTGATGGTCTCATCAATAAATGGCTTGACATTTATCGTCAGAAGTATAATATCAGTGACTCTTCTAACATCAACACTGAACCTCTTTCTACTGAGGAACTTGTTAATGGTCTTACTTCTGAGGAGCATGAAGCTACTGATTATAAGGTACTGCTTGCTTTTCAAAAGATGAGAAGTCTTACTGATGCTATGCGTAAGCCTACTTATGCTACAAGATTCAATTCTATCTCCAGTGCTGTTGGCCCACTCATCATTGACAATCTTATAATTGAGCATAAAATGTCTCAGTTCATTGATGTCAATACTGACAATGGTACTCACTTCTACACTGCTGATAATGTTCCTGTAAATATTAATAACATATTCTTTGACCATCCTGTCTTGGAGCAGTTTGCAAGAACTGTTGGCATAGCTAAGTCTCTGTTCTCTGACATGCCTACTGGTAGTGTTGGATTCAGAAACTTGCTTGCTCAGTTGCCAAAGGATATTGCTGACAAGATGTATGGTGATAAGAAGTTACTTGACCAGTTCTCTAACTTTTATCAGTCTTATCTTCTTGTACAGTCTGAGGTTATTGACTCTAAGAATCTCAAGGACTATGCAACAGCATTCCCTAAGTGGTTTATGGAGCAGAACTTCAAGGATGAATTTCCTAATAATGAGCTTATTCAAGCCATTAGGATGAATGTTTCTAAGAAGACAGGACATCCTTATCTTACGATTAATATCACTGGTATGGATGAACAGCGTAAGGAGGAACTTCGTAGTGCTTGGATTGACCTTCATAAGGCTGACCCTAAGCTCTCTAAGATGTTGTTTGACTATAGTTTCTTCCGTGCTGGCATTGGTTTTTCTCCTAAGACTTTCATGGCATTGGTTCCTACTTATGTCAAGGAAAGATTGATGAATAAAAATACTGGTGCTTCTTATGTTGACACTTATAGACACTTCCCTACTGTTGTTCCTAAGTTGGTGATTAATCAATTCATCCGCAATAATTGGGATAACACTAAACTTGTTCCATGGAAAGGTGGTAAGGATACTCACTATAATGTCAATCTCAAGACTGGTGAACTTAGAGTATACAGACCAGAAGAAATAGCTGATCTTACAGATGTCTCCTACATGAAGACAAAAGTAGGTAAGGAGATTTATCTCTGGCATCTTGAAACTTCTTCTCCCAATGAACTTACCTTTAAGAGGGTAAAACCTCTTGGTAATAATGGTGAGTATCTTGAGATTAGTACTTCTGAGATTGTCAATCCTTTAAGTGACACTTCAAGTGTTTCTGAGGATAAAGCCACATCTACTGTACAGGAGTCTGCCACAGACTTGAAGACTGAAAGTCATCAAGAGTTAAGTGCTGAAGAATCTGTCAAAACTCCAGTCATCACTAAGACAGAGGAAGTCAAGAATCTTTCTGCCATTGCTGACTTAATTATGCTTCAGAATCCTAAGCTTGACCATGAAGGTGCTGAAAAACTTGCTTTGGAAATCAAGGACAAAGAAAAGATGTTCCGTAAGTTCCTTCAAAAGGTCTTTAAGCACAAAGGTCTTGACCTCAATGAGGATGAGGCTATTGATGAGTTCCACAAATATTGCTAACAAAAAAGGGAGGTGTCACTACCTCCCTTTCTTTTTTTTTTCAAAACATTCACCCATTTATTTTCATCCATATTTGTATTTTTCACTCTTTCTTCCTTATTCTAGAACCTTCTAGTACCCCTAGACCTTATACTCTACGAATATATCTTTCCTACATAATCCAATATTCCCAATGATTTATTCACACTATCATTTCCCATCATCCCAAGCACATTTCCAAGTCTCCTTATTCCTTCCATCCTATCCTCTTGAGGATTATAAGTAATCTCTTCCATTGGTTCAGCAGACTTCTCAAACATTATCTCATCAATAACAGGAGCTTTATAAAGTGTCTCTGGATCTACATCCATACCATTAGGCATTTGCATCTGAGGTAATGTTATCTCTGCATTGAAGTTATTGAAGTAATTAGATGGTATAGTATATTCTGAAGGGTCTACATGTATTCCAAGCTTTCCAGTACCAGTAAACTTGGTTCTATAATTTCCTCCGAACATCTCTCTTTCAGCATTTCTTCTTGTAGTAAGTCCTCTTAGCTCATTATCTCTTGAAGCCCACATAGCTCTCTGCACATCCTCCTTTGAAGCTTTACCTTCTGTATAAGCAGTTAGTATTGGTACAACTCTTTCCTTCAACCTTCTCATACCTACATTATATCCATAGGAATACAAGGCATCTTTCTGTTGTTGAGTCAACCTGTCTCTCACCTCAGAAGGAATTACTCTGTTAAAGTCTTTTGCCTCATCTTCAAAACTCCTGTTTGTCTTCATAGAGCTTCCCTCCCAATTAGCTATCCTCTTTTTTATACTGTCTGAGGGAGTATATCCTTGTGAGGCATTCATCCTTCCTCCCTTAGCAAACTCATTATAAACCTTTTTTATCTCTGGCAACGTAGTAATCCCATTAGCAATAGCAACCTTCATCATTTCAGCTTTATCTGAAATAGAAAGATTATCCCAATCTGAAACATCATGACTTCCTTCATTATCATATTGTAATCTACCTACTTTCATAATCTATATTGTTTAATCTACATCATCAAATATTGTAAGTTCCTGACTTCCTCTTGCTTTACTTTGTTCACTAAGCTCACTTTCCACTTTCTTCTGAAGATTCTGCAAAGATGATACTATTCCCTCAACATTCTTCAGTGCTGTAGTTATTGCAGATATTTGATACTTGGGTCTTCCTTTATCGTCCTCTTCATTCAAGATATTAGGATTCTTTAGAAAAGTGCTTACAGTTCTTGCTGCTACAAGAGCAGCATTAAGCAACTCCTGTGAGGGTGTCACTGTATGTTTCTTATATACTTCCATTGCTTCTTGCAACAAAGGTGATGGCTTAAAGTCTTTGTCAAGTCCTTCTTGTTCTATAATAGTTTTAGCTCTCTCTTCCTCATTTAGTATATATGAGTAAGTACTTCTTGGGTCTATCATAAAATAAAGATATGACATCTGTTTATAGAACTGTTCTTTCGATGCACTTCTATCTTGGTTGTATAGTTTCCTTATAGGCTTTATCAACAGTGCCTCATCAGCAATCTGCAATGAATAATTCTCTATCTTTATTAACTTCATCTCTTCCAATTTTAATTATTATTTTATATTTCCCACCCTCCACCCCTTCCTAGAACATCTAGTACTTCTAGAACAACTATCTTATCTCTACTTCCTCAACGCTGCATTCACTTTTTTCTCTTGAATCCTCACATCATCAGCTTGCTTCTTCTTTTGCAGAGCAAGATTTTCATTAAATTGTCTTGCATTCTCCGACAGTTTTTCTCTCTCAAGTGCAGCAGTATCTACAGCATCATTATTCATGATAGACATCCTATCAGCTTCAGCCTTAGAATTTATTTGAGCAACCAATATCTTCACCTCATTATCTTCTTGATGCATCTTATATTCCTGCTCTGTCTTCATCTGTGCAATCTGCTGTTGCTGCTGTAACTGTGCTTGCTGTATCTGCTGTGCCTGTTGCTGCTGTTGTAATGCTTCTTCTCTCTTCCTTCTTTCATTAGCCTCAACCATTCTCTGCTTCTCTGCAACACTTGTTGTAGTATAGAGCTTCATTATTGAAGAGAAGTCAAGCAACTGATTCTGAAGTGCTGCCTGTGCCAGTGTATCAAGTTTCTGGTTAAGTTCCATAGTACCATTGCTGTTATCCACTACTATTCCATAGTCACACTCTGCAAATTCATCACCATCTATCTCAACAAGTTTCTTACTTCCATCATTCAATATATAGTCAAACTTCTTCTTCCTGCCTCTTATAGCTATCTTTGCTGTCTCCAAGAAACATTCCAGTACTCTCTTCTTCACACTGTCATGGGTAAAGAAGAGTCTTTCTGTAATGAGTGACGATTGCAGTGTTGCTCTCTCTACACCTCCAACAGTCTCTCTATTACTAATCTGTCCTTCTCTCTGCTTTGATATTCCAGCAAGCTCTCCTATCTTTGTTGAAATCCATTCAAGCACATTTATATATTGTTGTATCTCATTACCCAAAGAAGCATCTATAACTCCTGATGAAGCATTGTTCATTGCTCCTGCAAGCTTACCAGTTGCCATACCTACACTGCCTTCCTTGAAGCTATCTTCTACTGAAACACCATTCACATTAATATAATACAACCATTTATCTGCATCCCATCCTTTTGGTGTTTTTGCAAGGTCCATTCTAATTATCTTTCCCATATTCTTTGCAAGTATCTTATTAAGTCTATCATGAAATATATCATATAGGTAAGAATATGGTTTCATTATATCTACCAATGAATATGGCTCATCACCATTAAGGTTATATATACTTCCCACAATACCAAAGTGACATCTTGATGGATTGCTCAATCTGTTATATTGCACTGGTCTTGGTCTCATGTTCACATATATGTCTGCTCCAATCTTTGTTCCTTCCCATGCCTCATTAATCCAAAATGTCTGTTCCTCTTCTCCTTTGTCTGGGTTACTGTGATAGGTCTCAGGATAAAAGTTAAATTCTTCTTCTCCTGTTTCAGGGTCATAACTCTTCACTTTTTTTATCTGTCTTCTTGACTTCCAATAAACTCTCAGTACTCTTACATTTCCATTCATGTCATAGGGTAGATAAGATGTATCATCTTGGTTGTCAAATAAACTGTATGGGTCTATAGCTTCATCTCCAACAGTTGACAAATTTACATTAGGTATAAAACCATATCTACTATCTATATTATCCATACTATCTGCATAAGGACTACTTCCTGTACTGCTTCTTGTGTTTTCCAATGCTTCAATATCTTTCTTAGATAGTTGGTCCCAAAAAGTATCTATTACTCTTCCTGGATTCCAATAGTCTTCCAACACTATCATATCTGCATCTTCTATATATGATGAAGCTCCTGACTTTATTACTCTCATCTTCAGAGGATTTATCTTTTCCAAGTATGGCTCTCCTCCGACTATATCACATATATAAGCTTCTTCTCCTACTGTATAAGCATCTACAAATCCCTTATTAAAGAGTTGTGACATCTCAAGCTCCTTCATATAATGATTAAGCAGCAAGTTTCCTCTTACTTCTCTTTTATCTTGATATTCATAAGTAAAGTAGTCTGCCTGTTTCTCCATTTCTCTGTTAAAGCTTTCCTCATCCATAGAACCATCCATCACAAGTTGTTGAAGCATTGCATTCACTTGTAAATTCTTTTCTTCTTCTATCTCTGACACAGCATTTGGATTAGTCACAATCACTTTAAAATCAAAAGTTCTCTTTGACTCTTCTCCTCTAAGAACTTCAAGTTTTGAATTTATAACTGGATAGTGTTGTATATTCTCTGGTATAAAGGATGCCTCTATATTATAAGGGTTCACTATAACTTTTAAGTCATCCATGTGTATTCTTCCATTCAGTAAGTCATAGTTTATTTTCATTGCTCTTACTGATTTTCTTGTAAGATGATAGTGCATTAAGCTATGGTCATCTCCAAAATCTACACATTTAGCTCTCCACTTCTTTCCTTTCTTATTAAAAGAAAGCTGTTGTGGTGGGAAACCTCCTATTGCATTATAAGCCATATATTATCTCCTTTTATTTTTCTTATTATTATTCTAAGACAAAGATAATAAAACCTATTAACTCCATACTTCATCTAAGATTTCCCCTAATCTTATCTAACCTTATTGCATAAAAATAGCCTTCCCATATCTTTATTAGATATAGAAAGGCTTAAAACCTATACTCCAAAGTATTTTCTTACATTAAAAACACCATCCTTATCTTTCAACTTATCTAATGCTAATAGGTGTACTGCATTAAATCTCTCTTCTTGTGACATTTCTGTCAGAGGTTTTCCTGCTATCTTTGCTATTGTCTTTATACTGTCTGAATATACCATGTTCATTGCAGTATACATAGCCCATTTATTATAGTAAGGCTCTTCCTCCAAACAAATGCCTTGTGACTTCATACAGCTCTCCCATTCTGAGGTATTCCATCCTCCCTCTGGCTCCATGTCACTTACTATCTGTGTAGCTTCTTTCTTTGATAAATAGTTGTGCCAGTTTATTGCCTCCAATCTGTCTATGTATTCCTGTGCTACATCTGGTCTCCAATCTGCAATATCCCTCATCATGCATTTCATAACACCTCCAAATATACTCATGTACTTTGGTTCTTTTGATGTTACCATTTTATTGTATAGCCTTTCAAAGGCTTTCATTATTTCATTCTGTTCCATATCTCAAGTCTTATTTATTATGTAGTGAGCAATGACTTCAATTCCATAAAGTCCTCACTACTGAATGTTATTGTTTTCTTACTTCCAAATATTATGTTTATCAGTATATTGTCTGGTAATGTTATAGCTAACTTTCCTTTTCCCATAACTCCTTTCACAAATCCCATGTCAAAGGTTGCTTCTTCCATACCATTGAACATTTCCATAGCATCTGTAAACAATGTATTTGGATTAATGTCTCCATTTTCATCAGCAAGAAATAGTGCTGCATTGTCTATGCCTTCACTTATCTTTCCTTCATACTTATTTATAATGTTATGACATCCTCGCTTGATATATACTGAGGGTACTGTAAGAGCAGGATTGTCTTTCACCATTTCATCCACTCTTTCATTAAACCATAAATCCAAGCTACTTAGAAACTTCTCTTTTAATGTTGGTATATTCATTTATTTCCTCCTTTCTTTGCTTTCATCATTGTCATAAAGTCCTTGAAAGTCATGTCACTATAGTTTGTCATGTACTCATTCCACAATGCAGTCTTTTCTTCTTCTGCTTGCATTGCATTCTTCCTGAGTTTTCTTATAAGGGAAAGATGTTTCTCTAAGGCTTCCTTTCCATCCTTGGTTTGCTCTACCAATGGTCTGATTATCCTTAGTTCTTCTCTTTGCAGTATGTCTGCTACATTCTTATAGCTCTCTACAAACTCTTCATTATTGTTCAGATAATTTTTCTGTGAGTCTGTCAACCCATCCATTATTTTGTCTATCTCATCCCAAGTAGGAGTCTTTGTCTGCTGTGGCTGCATGTTTATTGTACCCTTCTGCTTCTGCAACTCCATAAGTTTCTGTGCCCATTCCTGGTTCAACTGTTCCAAGGTTTGATTTTGCTGTCCCCCTAATACTGGGTCTGATCCAAAATTCATCATAACAAGTATTTGGTTTTATTGTTTATACTTTAAAAGCCAGCACCAAGAGCTTCCTCTCTCTTAGCACTGGCTCCCTTCATCTATTTCCTCTTACGAGCTTTAGTTTTCTTAGGCTCCTGCTGGTGTTCCACTACTGACACAGTTGCAGCCCTGATAACTGCCATAACCTGTAACTGTAGGAGTACTTGGCAATACAAGCTGACCATATATGCACTTGCAAGTCTTCTTGTCAGTATAGTCCATCAACAACTTGTCCTGATATGGACGTATAGCTTCCATTACAGCTACCTTCTTGTCAAGTTCATTAAACTTTGCAGCATATTTCTCATTAAGTGCATCATATCCATCCCTCTGACTCTTGTAGAGTCCAAAGCCTTGCTGCACCATTGCATCCTTCAACTTGTCATCACTATCTCTCTGGCTCTTATAAAGACCAAACTCTGCCTCCATAGCTCTCCTATTCTCAGCATTCTGTGCCTCTACAAAGCCCTTCCACAAACCAAACTTCTCTGCCACATCTGTCTCTCTCATTGCATAGAATTTATTTGCAGTGTCAAGCTTCAGTCCAAACATGTCTGTAAGCAACTTCACTTCATCTGCACATTCCTTCTCCATTACCTCAAGAGCTGTTGGAGCTGCATTATTAGCAGACATACCTCCATAAGTATTGATGTTTACATTGTCTGGCATACCGTTACCTAGGGAACCAAAAATACTGCGACCACCATTACCTGTAAGCCAAGGCAATACTCCCAATGCAGTGCCTGCTATACCTAAACCAAGGGCTGTTCCTGCAACACCTTTGCTTGCATAATCATGCTTTCTGTTGTCATCTTCATAAACCTTTTTCTCAATGACTTTCTCATTTGTCATATCCATGATACAATCTTTATTAAGCAATTAACTATCAAAAAAATATAAAACACTATATAATCGATTACATTGCAAAGATACAATAAAAAAGGTTGGGCAACATAACATTGCTCAACCCATATCATAAGTCACTGTATATCAAGTCTTTCTTTTGAGTAACATTGTCTCTTTATATTGCTCAACTATTTCTCTCTTCCATACTAAGTGCTTTTGATGCACTATCTTCCTTCCTTTTGGAAACTTTTTTCTTGATATCATTCTGTCTAAAGTTGAAGTACTTACTCCAAGCAGCTTACTTGTTTCTATCTTAGTCAACCACTCCTTTTCATCTATACTGACTTCTCTTCTACCAAACTCATACTTTAATAAGTTGCTGAAATAAGTAATATCTACCTTTGAGCAAAGTCCTTTCATCACTATTTCCTTGAATCTGTCCAGTGCTCTACACAACCATTGTTCTCCAGGTGTTGTCATTGCTTCCTCCTTTCCATTTCCATCATTACCTCATTATACAACTCATTAGTCTTCTCATTTCCCTCAAATGGTTTTCTGAGTATCTTCAATAAGTATATCAGCATGGATTTTAGGATTCCTCCTACATTCTTCCTATGCTTTACACATATCTCCGCTATATCCATTGCATATATACAGAGTATACAGTATATAAGGATATAGTGTGTGTCAACCATTTCATTGGTACAAAACCATGAGCCATAATACCATCTCTCTACATTAATGAATATAAAATACACAAATGGTATTCTTAGGAAGTTACACCATCCATAAAGAAAACTTGCTGGTAATGTTATTAATGGCAACACCAAGAAAAGAAATATGTATATCCATGCTATACATATCTCATTCTGATCTGAATATTTCATCAGCTCTTGTGTGTTTTGACTAAAAACATAAAAAATACACCAATGTGATAACATCAACAATATAGGAAATATCACTGCTGCACATTGATAGAATCTCCAGATTATGTTTTCTCTTACTACAGTGTCCCCACTGTCTTTTGTTTCTTCTTTCTTTTGTCTTTTTCTCATAATACTAAGTTTTTTAATGTCGTTGTATTAGCTTAACACTGACAAAATTATCTCAATATTATAAGTATAACAAGTGATTATAAACTGAAAAATACTGAAAGTTACTGATTTTTATTGATAGAAAAACTGATTTTCACTTATTCTTTCAGTTTTAACACTACAGGTTTTCTTTTTTTATTTATTATTCTTAACTTTGCTTTTGTTACTAATTCATTCTTTATTCTAACAATATAATAGTTATGATAACATTTTTCTTTAATTTTATAAGTAAGCTTGAGCATTTCAAGTATCCTTATTACTGTGGTCTTCAGGAGCGCAGACAATTTGTGTGTTTTCTTTTCACTACTTTTGTGGAACTTTTCTATATTCCTGCAAACATTCTTGGTCTTAATGACTACCATCATTCCACCATCTTTGATGCCTATAATTGGTTTCACCTTATCTTTATATTTATTCTACAGATTTTTTTCTGGACTAACACCCTCTCCACTAAAGCATCTGTCTATATCTTCTTTACTGCTATAGCTATAAAGCTATCAGCAGAATCTCTTTATGAATTGTCTACAACAGGTGTTTATGGCATTCATATTCTTGGCAATCTCAACATCATTCTCATCCTTGCTTCAGTAGCTATAGCTGTGCGCCTAAGTAAGTTAGCAATCACTATAATAACAATCCTAACCCTTAGTCTTACTATCTTCTGCATTACCTCTCCTCTCCATCACATTCTAAGAGCCATGCGAATTTTCTTTGTTGGTTATATGTTTATTCTTTACATCATAATTTTTGACTCTAAAAATGCAACTAAAGGTCTCCGTATGCCTAACAGAATTACCAAAGAAGAACAATCTGCCATTGATATGCTTATCAATCTTAACAAGTCTGACAAGGAAAAAGTTTATTCTCTCCTATCAAGACTGTCTTCCACTCATCAAGAAGAACTACTCAACAACATCAAGGATTACTATCATCAGCAGTATATAGAAACAATCAACCTTCTCTCAATCTGTCCATCCCTCACACCCTCAGAAGTAGAAATCTGTAAACTCATTCTTATTGGTAAGTCCTTAAAAGAAATATGTTTCACCCTTCACAAAACTCCTTCTAATATAACAAGCCAACGCACTCATATTAGAAAGAAACTCAATCTTGTAAAACAAGATGATTTAAGAACTTCTCTTATGGTATTACTAAATAAAGCTAAAGACTCAACAGATAAAACTTAGAAAAACACATAAGACAGTGAACGAGGTAATAAATATAAAGATACAAACAGCTGTAGAGGATTTGGATAGGATATAATAAAGCAAATAAAAAGTGGTGGACCCTTAGAAGAGTTCACCACTTTTGTTTACTTGTTATAGCTTATGTTTATGCAAACAAAGCATCAATCTCCTCATTAGACATTACTTGAATATCGTTCTGATTAGCAAGAGGATAGAGACCTTTACTATCACC